CGGTTTACATGCAGCATTTAGGGCGTACAATCTTAGCCTGCAAAGTATCGCGTTTGCCGCACTACACCATGACGTAGGCAAAATCGGTACTCACGGAAAACCGTACTACATTGACAATGTTTCCGAAAAAACGGGCAAGACCAGCGAAGCAAAACCATATAAGCATAACAATATGGTTGAATGTGACCACAGCATTATGAGTCTACACATACTAAGCAGGTTCGTACCAATGACCGAGGACGAGCGACAGGCGATAGTATATCACAATATGCTATATATCCCTAGCGGCAGGGACGTAAATGGCAAGGAACACCCATTAACCATGATTGTCCATTTTGCTGATTTGTGGTGTAGCCGGGTGACTGATAAGGGCGTTGTGCCGGTTAGTAGCGAGGTGATGTTTTAATGGAAAAACTAAGACAGTGCATGTATCAAGGTAATAAATACGAATTTCATAGATGGTTTCAAGAGGGTAGTTCGTCTGAAGATGGCGTTGATTTAGGAGCCTTACTTGAAGATGAAAACGGGAACATAATAAAGGTTTGGAGGGTTACAGATATTCAATTCATTAAGGATTAGCGAGGTGATGTTTTAATGATAGTGGGGTAAGCGTATGGGCAAATATGCTGAACTAAACGAGTATCAGTGGGCATTGGTTATCTTATCTGGTAACGCAAAACCTTACATGAAAGCAGAAAAATTGCTAAAATTATGCGTTACTACCAAAGATTTAAAATTTAAGCGGTTACTCAAAAAATCTATCACCGCTTATCAGAAATATGTTCCTCGCGGACAAGTAAGAGAAGTAAAACCTAAGACACATAGGGAGTCATGCGGTTTTATTATATTTAACGACAATAAACTAAAAGAATATATTGGACTAAGAAGGGAGAACTTAATTTATGGCAATTAAGGGCATATCAGAACGCCGCCGCCTTCCCCGACAGGGCAAAATTAAAATAGGCGAAAAGGTACAGAAGGAAAACCGGAACGGCAAAATGGTCGAGTATCCGGTAGCACTTGACCATTTCAAAGTACCCGAAGAAGTGGCAAAAATTTATGGACAAGACCCAAAGGAAATAGACATTATTTTCCCGGTTAACGACTTAGAGCAGATTTTCCCTCAATACATGAAAAAGTACGGCAAGGTCGGACTACATTGTAAGGGTGACGGAGAAACCGGAACGGCAATGATTGACGGCGAAATGGTGGAACGAGCTTGTGACCCTGACGATCCTTGGTGTAAAGGTTGCCAACCAAAGGGAACGCTTAGCTATATCGTGCCGAAGGTAAGCAGCATGAGGGTATATCAGACTACTACGGGCGGTTGGAATAGCATCGTAAATATCAATAGTAGTCTTGATATGATTCGCGGCATGACAGGCGGTAAAATCGCTTTTATCCCGCTAAAACTAAAAATTGAACCGCACGAGGGAACCATTATTACCGATGGCAAACAGTTTAAGAAAACCGTCTTTGTCTTGCAGGTAGATATTGAAGGGACTATGACAGACTTTATTGCCAGGCATCAGCGCAAAGCGTTACCGCCATCCGAACAGTTTTTACAGATTCAAGCGGCAGGGCAAGAATTTATGGACCTGCTTGATAGGGCAAAAGAGCAACAAGTCAGAGAAGAACAGACAGAATTAATAGAGCATGAGGATAATGACTCAGAGGAGCAGTTAGAGAATATTCATCCTATCTATGCTGCCGGACTAAATAAAGGATTGACTAACGAAGAAATTACCGTTTTGATTTGGGTTGCCTCTAAGGGTACGACAAACTCCACAGAGAAGGCAAACGACAAGGCGGTTGATATGATAGTTAAGTCTATTAATGACAATAGTCTAGAGGGACTGCAGGGCATTGTGGCGGAACGTCAGGCAGGTTACGACGAGTGGTTATCGTCAGCAAGTTGAATTTTACCGCAACACCGGAGGACATCGCCATACTAGACAAAACAATCTCCGATGTTGCCAGGATATGCGCGGAGTTGGATAAATGGTATAGGGAGGTTTAGGTTAGTGAGCATTGCATGTGATTGCAGTAATAATGATGGCGATTATCCTGAGTTTTCTAAGGAAACATTTCCAAATGCAAGGAAGCAATATATTTGTTATGAGTGCAGAGAGAGAATTAAACCGGGAAAAAAATACCATAACGTAACTGGCAAATGGGACGGAGTTATGGACACTTACCGAACTTGCATGGCATGTTATTACATCCGTAAACATTATTGTCCTAGTGGTTATGTTTTTGGTGAACTTAGACACAATCTTAACGAGTGTTTAGGGTTTGACTATACCGAAGTGCCGGACGAGGAGGACGATGATTAAATGTCAGCAGTACAGTTAATTGTCAATAACGGCAAACTGAAACTCCTAGGCGGTGATGATGCCATGATGCGAGTTATTGAGAACTTCTCACCCATTGAGAGAGCGTTTCGGTTGGTTTTCGAGGACTTATACAGCTATCCCGATGGCACGAGATTAGACGTACATGGGAGTGTGCGGGGAGAACATATCTTATGGGGCAGGGTGGAGGTAGCAAGTTGAATAATGATTTCATTTGTATAAATTGTGGTAAATGTTGTGGTCCTGTGCCCATATCAAATACCGATTGGGATAAAATTATATTAACAGTAGGTGAAATGTCAAAACGGGAAATAGACAGACTAATCAGTCAACCAAGCTGCGCGATACATGCACATAAACCGCTAATTTGTAGACTACAGGGAACTCATAAGGGATTACATTGCCCGAATATGCCGGGGGGTGATACTGGCGGCGATACTGAATTCTTCAAAGAGTTTGGTGAGCATGGCGAAAATTTCAAAGGACTGCTAACCGAGGTTATTAGTTGGAACGATATTTTACCCTAATTGGAGGCGAAAACATGCAGGTAGAAATAGGAAATTCAGGTTACAGAATTATAACAGACCCGCGCAATTTTATCTTGCAAGAGAAACGCATTTGCGGAGAAAAATCAAAAACTCCCGGTGCAGTTATGTGGGACGATATTGGTTATTATTCCTCTCTTGGTGGTGTGATAAATGGATGCCTGTCTCATGGCCTTAAATTGGCCGATTTGGAGAGCGTACAGGCACTTAAAAATCATTTAGATACTTTAGGTACCGAAATCCTAAAAAGCCTCCAGAAACACTATGAGGGGGTTGAGTAGATGACTTGCAAGCAAATAATAGAGGGCGGCAATGTAGTTGGTTTTGTTTGTGACGTTGCCGGTAATCATGTTGAGGATAAGAAATTGAATTTACTTGATATGGACTTAAAGGTTATTGGTGAACCTAAACGTGCTTGGGATGCTGGGGACTGCGGTCAATGGGAAATACCTGTCGAATGTCCTAAGTGTGGTAAGGGTGCGGTTACACTTGAAGGTTACATGTTTGCCCATGAACAGAATTCTATAAGTTGTGATCATTGCAAATACAAGCTAGATCAGCAACAATTGGACAGGCAGAATGAAATTGAATCCATCAAGGAATTGCTTAATAGATGGAATAAGGCAGAATATGAAATTTTTAAAGAAAAAATCACCGATCAGCGAGCAGAAGAATTTATTATCAATGTAAATAAGTTTTGTAGATGGATGCACAGACAGGGATACGTTTTCTGTTTTCAAGATAGTATTTTTAGGGCGTTTGCTCTATTGATTGATGAGCAGGAGAAAATATCTAAAGAAATAGGGGAACACATTAAGAAGGTGCTTAGGAGGTAGTTAAGTGAGATATTTACATGCTGACTTAGAGGTTTGCAAGAAGGTAATAGATGGAAAATGGCATACCGATAGTGAAGGTGTAAGCGTATTTTCCGACATGGATTTTATGGGAGAAGTTACTATTTGTGACTGTTACCATCTATGTACTGCTAATTTTATTGCCGAGTCTCGCGAAGGTTGGCCAGAAGCAATTAACCGAGCAATTGCGGCAGAGTCAGAGGTTGAGGGATTGCAAGAGTTAATATCTGGATTAGAATTTTGCGTTTATAATGGCGGTCAGGCTAACAACGGTTATCAAGAAAGTTATGAATGTCCTTATTGTCATGGTTCTAAACAGGATGGGCACTTTGAGGACTGTAAAATTAGTCAAATTATAAAGAGGTGATCGGTTAACAAATTATATTGTGAAGGGTAGGAATAGTATGTCGGATGCCGAGAGAAAAAGCCTACTAAAGAAAATTAAGTCAGCCAGAAACAGGATGCACGAAACGGCTATGAAGTATGGTATTGGTTCAACTAGGACATTGGAAGTGTCGCAGGAGTTGGATTTGTTGATTAATCGGTGGTACAAATAACAAATTTAAGGAGGTACTATCAATGTACAAATACAGAATAAATAAAGATGCGCTTGCCGTGAGGGACTAGAAGGGCAGAATTCTATTCTACAGGTCAGAGCAGGAAATGCTTAAGATTATCAATGAAACTTTTGGCCTTAACCGGAAGGTTACTGCTTTGATAGTTGACTAGGGTAATTGGAGGGGTAGGGTATGGCTAAAAACTTTATTAATCTCACGAACGGTATAGAAAAAATACCTACACTTGATGAATACTCCTTTATCCGCATACAATCGACTGCCTGCGAACAGAAAAGATGGGACTTCATATTACAGGACTTAGATAATAATTTCTTAATGTGCGCTGCGCTTAATTATGAGTGTTTAATCTTTGATGCCGGAGCAAATAAGTCAGTTCCAAGGGCAGTATATCAGGGAGTCGAATGGATAAAATTTGTATTAAATAAGTATTGGCTAAATAAAGACACCATTCCAATAGTTAGAGGTCATAATTGTTATGGATATTTCAATCAAGCATATAATCAGTTGAGTAATAGTACTAAGAAAAAACTAGACTATTTCAAAAAATTCCTTTGCACAGATTCAATAAATATTCATTGCATAACATGGCCAACAAGGCATGATGGAAAAGCTGACTTCTACAAGGAGGTTCTCATTGATAATACCTACATGAGAAATAAGTTTAATAGTTGACTAGGAGGTAGATCATGGACATAAAGAGAACCCCGTTTATTGCCGGGGTTCTCTGGGAGCAGGAATGTTGGCGAGGGCGTATTTGAGAAGATGCCGAATTGCTTCTGCTGTCGGTGGTGTTTTGTCGAATGACTTTCTAAATTCCTCAATCTCGTCAAGAAGTTTTTGACTAATAGCAAAGTTAAACCTTTTATCGTTTTTGTCTGACATGATATCACCTCATAAATGTGTCGTTTGTGTAAATTATACATGGAAATAGTTGAAAAATCAATTATAAAATGTTATAATATATGTGTGAGTGACACAATGTTTAGGAGGTAGGACGATGGTATTTAAGAGCATAAATAACCATGATTTAATAAAAGAAATTACCGACAAACCAAGGTCTTTATTTTTCAATAATTTTTTAATGCAATATCAAAGTGATATAGAATCGTTTGTACCGTACAGAAATGGTGGATATATTTTTAGTCATAGCGAAATTAAAACCATAATTGCCGGACTGAGAAATTTCTTAGAGCAAGTTTCTGATGAAGAAATTAAATCTCATAACTTAGAAATAAGTAACCCCACAAGAGACAATAGTAAACCTAAGTCTATAAAGAAAAGCACAAAACCGGGATATATTTATTTCATTGCTTCCGGAAATGGTATGTATAAAATAGGGCGAACAAAGAACCTTGAAAACCGTTTAGCCGATTACAGGAGATTGCCTATTGAGACTGAAATACTACATTCAATTAGAGTAATAAATATGGAAAAGGCAGAAAAATTTTTCTTAAATATGTTTGCAGAGTATAACATAAAGGGCGAATGGTTTAGGTTGGACAATAATAGAGATTTGCAAAGAATTATTAATGGAGAATACCCTCCAGAAATTATTAAATTATTGGAGGCATAAAATGTCTGATCGCATAATCAAAATCCATAAGCGAGAAAACCCTTATGTGCAGATTGATAAGAGTATTCTGAATAACGAAAAGTTATCATGGAGGGCAAAGGGGTTACTTGTATACCTGCTTAGTTTGCCTAATGATTGGAAGGTTTATCTTGACGAAGTAACTAAACATTCAACAGATAAGATAACATCTACAAGATCAGCTTTTTCCGAATTAAAAGATGCAGGTTACGTTAAAAAAGTTTCCACGAGAGATGATAAGGGACACATAACCGGATGGGAAACCATTGTGTATGAAACCCCCAACATAGAAACAGAAAGTCCAGATAGTGGGGAGTCCACATTGTCTGAAAATCCAGATGTGGGGAAACCACATTGTGGGGAAACCGACACTACTAATAATAATTATACTAATAATGAAAAACCTAATAACATTAAAACCATTGCTGATAAAAAATCATCATCAGCACACAAACAGGTTATTGACCATTATCACAATAAGTTTATTTCTGTTTTTGGTAAAAAACCGTTTATTGATGGTGGCAAGGATGGGAATTTAGTTAAGAATTTGCTAGGCAACTGTTCATTAGAAGAACTGCTTGACCTACTAGATAAGTTTTTCGATTCAAATGACCCATATGTTATTAACTCAGGTTATACTTTGGGAGTTTTTAAAACACAGATCAATAAACTTAAAACGGTAGGGGTTGAGCGAAATAAGGATCAACAACTCACCACCGAAGAAAAAGCAAAAAGAGATTTATACAGTAAACTCTATGCTAACTAGGTGATTAATATATGTGCGAAATTTGCGGAGATAGGGGCATAGTCCAGATAGAAGGTACTACCTTCAAAGTTTGCGACTGCATGATAAAGCGAAAAATAATCAACAAATTCAAAGACAGCAAACTAAGCAAGCAAATGTTGTCAAGTAGATTCGATAACTTTAATTATGACTACTACAAAGATAACCTTGCCGAAATTAAGAAAGCAGTAAAATTAGCACAAGACTTCTCCGATGCGGTTGTAAATGGACAGGCAGCAGATGGATTAATACTGACCGGCAGGGCAGGACACGGCAAAACATACTTAGCCTGCTGTATAGCAAACGTACTTATTCGCAAGAACATAGCAACACTATTTACCGTAGTACCGGACCTGTTAGACCAAATTAAGAGTACATACAACAAAGGCGAGGGCCAGGACTACAGCGAGAAAGACTTATTAGATACTGCCAGAGAAGTACAAGTATTAATTCTTGATGACTTGGGGGCGCATCAGTATACCGAGTGGGCCCAAGGAAAGTTATTCACTATCTTAAATCACAGAATAAACTTTAACCTGCCGACGGTCATAACAACTAACCTTAGTTTAGAGGAAATGGACAAGTTTATCGGGGAACGCGCTGCAAGTAGAATTATTCAACTCTGTCAACCGATTAAGGTTGAAGCTGATATGGATATTAGGATGCAGAAAAGATTATCTAAGGCATAACCACGTCCCGGCCAACCGAAAACAGTAGAAATATTCTGAATATAGGAGGATTGTTATGTTGGAAATAGGTCCGAATTTGTTGGATTTAATTAAGTCTATAGCTGAATTTGCTGCACTTGTAGTGATTTGCTGGATTATTTTTAAGTAGGAGGATACAAATGGAACCAGTAGTTAAATACCATTGTCCGGTATGTGATAAGGAATACGACACACCGGAAGAAGCGGAAAAGTGTTTTGTGCCTTTATATGAGAAGTTTAAGAACGGCGATATAATCAGCGGCGGTTACAATAGTGTTTATGTCGTTAAAGATGCCGAGGAAAGAAATGCCGCTGCCGCAACAGTCAGAGAGGTATTTGAATACTGTATAGCAACTGATTCGCTCAGGAGGAAAAGAGAAAGGTGTGTCTTGGTCGGCGGTTTTTGGTGTGGTGCCAAGAGATACCCTCTTGAAGAAGCTAAAAAGTTAGTCAGTGACTTACGCCGCCGGTTGAAAAATGCGGAGAAGTTTTTGGAAATGGTGAAGGAAATGTATGAGGAGGATAAAGTATGAGCGAATTTATCTGCATGAACTGCGGAAAATGTTGTGGTCCTGTGCCTGTCTCAAATACGGACTGGGACAAGATAGTAACAGCAGTAGGAAATATGAACTTTGCCAACATTGAACATCTTGTTAAGCAGAAAAGGGAAAGCATGACCTGTATTTTACGCGACACTTTTTATAATAAATGTGCAATACATGAGCATAGACCGCTAATTTGTCGCTTACAGGGAACTCAGGAAGGATTGCCTTGCCCGAATATGCCGAGATACGCCAAGGGTGATAATGGCAGGGTTGCCGTGAATCGTGACTTTGGCGAGAATGGCGAGTATTTCAAGGGAATTTTGAGTGACAGTATTGGTTGGAAAGAAATTCTGGAAGTTGTTAGGGAGAGGAAGGAGGTAAACAATGCGTAGACCAACAGTATACCTTTCCGGTAAAATGGCCGGTTTGAGTAAAGAAGAAATGAACGACTGGAGAGAGAAAGCGGCGGGAGACTTAGTTGAGGCAGGTTTTTGTATACTTAATCCGGTAAATACCGACTTCGGAAGCAATGTAACCGATAGGGAAATCATTGACAGTAACGACTATCAGATTGGACACAGTGACATTATCCTTGCTGAGTTAGACTATGAGCAAATTTCCATCGGTACAATTTGCGAGATTGTGGAAGCGAGAAGGCAGGGAAAACCCGTAATAACATGGGGTACTGCCTATAACATCATCAATCATCCGCATATTCGGGGCAGGATTACTAGACACTTTGAGTTTTTGGTCAATGCCGTTCAGTACATTATCGAAAACTATTACTTGTAGGAGGTTATGTATTGCTAGAATTATTTGACAAAGCACTACTTTATACAACTGTATGTTTAACCTGCTTGCCGTGGATTGTCGTTATTATAATAGGCATTAGGGGCGGTAAAGTAACTGTTGAGTTTGGGAGAAATAATAAGGAGGCAACCACAAATGCCAAAACAGAAACGCCACAAACAACCTAAGCTGAAAATCATAGTTGACCTGCCCAATGACGGCAACCGGAAATGGTACGACGAGAAGTATCGGAATATGTTCCGGGATCGCAGGGGAGTTTTGCTGCACGACTATAGGGACGGAATGTCGCCGGGGTATTGCGTGGCAGCGGTGGAGGTATTTAATTGATTAACGAATTAATAATGGGATCGCTATTTGACGGAGTTGCAATGCTCCCTTTTGCAGCAGAACTTAACGGAATTAGAGCAGTGTGGGCCAGTGAGATAGAAAAGTTCCCGATAGCGGTAAGTAAACACCATTTCCCTGACATGAAGCACTTGGGAGATATTTGTGGCATAGGATTATGTACTTACATTACACATTTTAGCGGAACTAAGTGTAATTTTTATATAAACACAGCTAAAGACATTCTGGTTAAACCAGTAGATATAATCACATTTTCAAGCCCTTGTCAAGATTTGTCAGTCGCCGGTAAAAGGGCAGGTTTGGCGGGAGAGCGTTCTGGTTTGTTTTCTGAGGCGGTAAGAATCATAAAAGAAATGAGGTTTGTCACAGATGAAATGTACCCAAAATACGCAATCTGGGAGAACGTACCAGGAGCATTTAGCTCAAACAAAGGACAAGATTTTAGAACCGTGCTTGAAGAAATCACAGCGTCCGAAATTCCAATGCCTAAGTCTGGAAAATGGGCAAACGCCGGAATGGTCAGAGGGGATGGGTATAGTGTTGCTTGGCGAGTCTGTGATGCGCAATACTGGGGAGTCGCCCAGCGTCGTAAGAGAATCTTCCTTGTCTGCGATTTTAGAGGACAACGTGCCGGAGAAATACTTTTTGAGTGCGAAAGCGTGTCAGGGGATTTTGCGGAGAGCGGAGAAGCGAGGCAAGAAGTTGCCGGGAGTGCTGGAAATGGCATTGAGACAACAATCAGGATATTTGACATTGGAGATAGACGCAGAGTCGCAGACGAGTCAGTAGGCGTAACACCTACACTGACAATGAAAATGGGTACGGGTGGAAATAATGTCCCCGTAATTTTAAAGCGAGATACAATAGCCTTTAACGGCAGACAAGACCCTGTTTATGGACAAGTTACCGGGGCGCTTGATACCGATCGAGCGACACAGTGCATTGCATACCCTGAACCTGCAAACGCTCTTCTCGCAAAAGGTAATCTGTCATATCGTGCTGATGTAGATAATTTAGTTTGTGCTGTAGATATCCGCAACCTTTACGAAACTGAGGAATTAAGTGAAACGCTGCAATCCAAGCAAACAGGTGGTTACTCACTTAACTATCAAAATCCTGTCAGGGTTCCGATTGGAGGAATTAATTATGGCAATGCCGACAAAACCAACGCCAGAGAAATATTGTTCGCACTGTGGCGAGAAATTGGAACGGAAGCGTTTTGCAAATGGGCGGTTAGAGTCGTTGAATACTTTCAACAAAAGGGAATACTGCAACCAGAAATGTATGGCGAAGGGGTTCGAGAGCAAACCGAAACCGAGATCGGAAAACTGGGAAACGAATCATTCCAGATCGAGAAAAATTGTTCCACCGGGTCCTTGCGAAATATGCGGAAAACCGAATGCTTTAGATGTACACCACAAAGACGAGGATTGGACAAACAACGAACCAGAGAATCTTCAAAGGATTTGTCGGAGTTGTCACAACTTAAAGCACAGGCAGAGAAAGCGTTGCGCCATTTGTGGGGAAGTAGCAAAGGGTTATGGATTATGTACAAAGCACTTACAGAGATACAAGAAGCACGGAGATCCGATGATAGAAAGGATAAATCCGAGGAAGAAATGCAAAGTATGCGGAGAACCTGCTCACTCGAAAGAGCTTTGTGGGATGCACTATATGAGAGCGAAAAGAGCAGGGAGCCTGTAAGATATGCGGTGAGACGACTCCTACCCCTGGAATGCGAGCGACTGCAATCGATGCCGGACGGTTGGACAGATATCCCCGATGCATCCGATACAGCACGATACAAAGCAATCGGAAATTCGCTTGTGATGAATATAGCTGATTGGATATTTAGTCAGATAGTAAAGGCAGAGAAAGGAGAACTCTAATGAAAAACAAAACCACAAAACTACTCCTAACTTTAGGGGTACCGCCGGAAACATCCGGTTATTTATACGCAAGAGAAGCAATCTTACTAACCCTAAATACCCCGAACTCCTCATACCGTTGGTGCGAAACCTACGACAAGGTAGCGGAAAAATTCAGCACCACCGGCAAGAGAGTTGAAAGATGTATCCGTCATACACTCAAGAAAACGCAGGAAAGCGGAACTGTAGAATATGTTGAAATGTTTTATAAGAACACAACTAAACCACCTATTGTAAGTCGCTTTTTAGCTACAGTTGCCGAGTATCTAAAAATGCAGGATAGTTAGTCAGTTAGAATCGGAAATAACAGCAAAATTAGCCTTGTACAGGCGACTAAATATTGCAGGAATAGTTTCGTACCTGCTGTCGTGAATGGGGCGTAGAAGGGGGTTTAAAATGCCACCATTGAAAAGGGTTTTATTGAAAGAAGAACTGGAATACATGAAGCAATGGGGAGGTAAAGCATCACTCTCCAATATTGGAGTAAATTTACTAATGTCCGAGCAACAACTAGGCGCATATATGAAAAAACACGGCATACCGAGGGCTAATAAGGGTGCTAGACACCTTGCCGCGCCTGATAAATACGAAGGACCAACATCTTATGTGCAGAGAGGAAAGGACAATAGATTCGTGAATCTTTTTTCTAGGCAGAGAATCGAAGGAAATATTAGACCGCCAGATAAACCCTGGAGCATGGAAGAAAGTTTCGCTAATCCGATAGTATGTGTGAGCGCAACCGCAGGCGTTATGATTTGGCGAAATAGTGGCAAGGGTGAGTGTCTATGATTAGGGTTAACGACACAGTAAAACCTCTCCGTGGTCGCAATAAGGACAAGGAGGGCGAGGTAAGGTCGGTATATAAAAGCGGAAAATGTTATATTTACTTCGGTAAAAGTAACTATAATTCTTATTTTCCGAGAAATTTGGAGGTGGTAACAGGTGGGGAGAGGCGGGGCGAGGATTAAGAAGTTAGAGCGCGATAACAAAATATTACTTAAGATAGTTTCTGAACATGCTGTTTCCATTTCTGATATTTCTCGCAGATTAGATGGTTATGCTGTGCTGTTTAAAACACTAATAAACGATATGACAACAGCAGGAAATAACGGGAAAACACTTCAATCAGACATTGCATTTCTGAATAAGAAGTTGGACGAAATTGAATGTTCCGTTGCCGCATTGAGAGCAGAGCAGGATCATGCGAGGCGTGGATTGTGGAGAAGGTTTTGCGCTAGGGTTAGGTTGTTTTTCGTGTGATGGATTACCTTTTTAGGTATAATATGTATAGTTGGAGGTAAAATTGAGATACATTGTTAGTGTATCAACAGGCAAAGATTCTACTTGTTTAGCACTATACGCCATAGCAAAATATGGGCGCAAAGATTTAGTTTTTGTAAGTGCTGATACTGGTTGCGAATTTCCGGAAACATACGAATACCTATATTATCTCGAAAGAAGATTAAATATAAAAATAAACCGCGTCAAAAGCGATAAGTGGGATTATTTTTCCTATTGCCGCCACAGAAGCAAGTTTCCCGACATAAGAAATAGGTTTTGCACTTCCGACCTAAAGCAAGCACCATTAGCAAAATGGATAACTCATGCAGGTATTGACCGCTATAACGACATTATGTTAACAGGTGAGCGCAGGGAAGAAAGCGCAAAAAGATCGCAATATAAAGAGATTTACTATAACCCTAAACTCAGGATTGCCGGTTGTCGCCCATTGCTAAAACTAACTACCAAAGACGTATTTACGGCAATTAGACAGGGTGGACTTGTACCGAATCCAATATATAAACACTTTACCCGCCTCGGTTGTTATGGATGCGTATTCAATACCGTTGACGAGTGGGTGCAGTTAAGCAAGTATTACCCTGATTTGTTTAATAAGATTGCAGATTTGGAAAATGAGATTAATTATACTGTCCGGCAAGGAGAAACATTGAGACAGTTAGTTAATCGGAAAATTTAATGGGAGGAAAATAATTTGCTAAAACCTACAATTATAAATTGTTTCGACATACCGGAAGTTTGGTATAGGTCGCTATCTGAGTTATATCATACTCATAGCGGCGGCGATAACCGGGAATACCTTGTGCAGCATGGTAGTTTTGAAAATCAGCATAAACGAAGGGAATTGGATTATTTTATGGCGGTTATCACTAACCCAGGCAATAGACCGTTAACTCCGATTATACCGGAAGGTTTGAGCGTAGCACCTCCGACAGATATGGAGAAAATTGAGAAGTATTTCGCCGAATACATCTATGGTTCAGAGGTTGCTGAGAATGAGGATTACACTTATGGAGAGCGCATACGAATTAGCTTACAGAATGTCATAGAGATTCTAAAAAGAACTCCTGACACCAATCAGGCCATAATTGAAATAGGTCAACCTTTAGATATTTACCTGACAGATCCACCTTGCTTAAGGATGATTGATTGCCGCATCAAAGACGGTATGTTGCACTTCATAATCTACTTTAGGTCATGGGACATATTTGCCGCACTTCCTGAGAATTTAGGTGGGTTGCAGTTACTTAAAGAGTATATGGCGACAGAGATTGGTTATGAGGATGGAGGCATGATAATTTCCTCTAAGGGAGCACACGTTTACGATTATGTATGGGAGCAGGTTAAGCAGTTAGTTAGATATAAGGATACCGAAGTAATACAGGAGGTAGATTTAATTGAATAGTTTGCAAAGATATATAAAAATACTAAAATTTACCGCTAGTCAGTCGAAATGCAAACGCCGCAAGATCGGTGCTCTTGCAATACTAAATAAAGGATATATCTACAAATATAATAGTATTCAAAAGGGCGATTATGGTATCTGTGATGAATGTCCAAGGATAGGACAGGAACACGGAAACTGGTCAGGTAACCAAGAATGCCCGGCGATACACGCAGAAGAAGCGGTTATCTTGAACGCGGCGCGTGGAGGCTATTCTCTGGAGGGTGAGACGTTACTCGTTACTGATAAGCCCTGCAACCGATGTTCTAGGTTAATAGTCGGAGCAGGATTTAAAAAGGTTATTTATTTAAGCGATATCGGAAGTAATAATGGCATAGACTACCTCCGCAAATGTGGCGTTGAAGTTGAGCAGTACCAAGATGCCGTTATTATAGAAAATCCAGATGAAGGGGTGCTGGAATAATGAATATCCATGAAATCAGAGAGTTAGGCAAAAATTTCTGCCAAACAGTTGGTTCAGCACACTACAGGGAGAACAGTATTGACCCTATAGAGTACGCCATAGCTAACAATATGATTGAGGATTTTTGCCTGATAAACATTATTAAGTATGCCAGCAGGTTTAAGCATATCCGTAACCTTGACGATTTGAAGAAAGTTTCCGATTACTCACATATCCTGTGTGGGGTGGAGTTAGAGAAAAAGAATAAAGTTTATCCCGTACTTATACAGCAGAAACAAAGCAATCACCTGAAAAATTCTGATATTTGCGGTGATTGTAAAAAGGAAGGTAATTGCGACGAACCATGCGAGAAGTTGTATAAGTCTAATATTCCAAATAGACCGGAGGTAACTGACTGATGAAAAAATCCTGCTTAACCTGCAAGCACGGTAAATTTAAGCAGGTTAATGTGTTAGACTATTGGGAGTGTTCCGAGTATTCTATTTTTTATGCCGGGCAGTGCCGGGCGGGAAACTTTGGATTGTGGGAGGCAAAAGAAGATGCCGATATATAACGATGGCGACACCAAGGTTTGTATTTTTGGCAAGGGTGATATTTCAGTATGTACCCTTAAATACAATGGAGGTTATTTTAATACGGTGCTTGGTTTAGTGCAGGACACGCAAAGCAACCCTATCGGAACCGAAAACAAGCATCATATTGGACTGAGTGCAGACGAAATGGAAACACATGTAATGATGTATTTCGATAATGTGGCATCGGTAGACTTTGTTATCAGTAGACTTCAGGTTATTCGTGCAGATTTGGTTAGGATGCAGGAGGGTAAAGATAATGGAAATGAATAAGTATCAAGAGTTAGCGGCAAGGACTGATACCGTAATAAATACTGATAGATTAATCAAATATGGCCAATTGCTTAATGCCGCCATAGGTATGGTTGGTGAAGCGTGTGAGTTCTTAGAGGTTGTTAAGAAAATAGTTTATCATGGCCATAACTTGGATAATGTGACAAAAGATAAACTTGTCAAGGAGATTGGCGACACAAAATGGTATTGTGCCAAAGCAGCTAGACTGTTGGGCGTTCCGTTAAGTTATGTTGCCGCTATTAATATCGAAAAACTTAAAAATCGTTACCCAGATGGATTTAGTGAGGACAAAAGCATTAACCGAGATATGGACAAATGATCCAAGTTTGGACATGCAAATGCGGTCAGAAAAATCAAGCCAACGTATTCTCACCGGGAGCAACGACAATAAAATGCTCCCGGTGCTACACCGATTATATTTTAACGGTAAAGACTACCATTATTGAAGTGTTTGGAGGTAGGGATTTTGAAAATAAACACGATAGTACCTAGTAGCACAGTGGACGGTCCAAATTTTAGACTCGTAATTTTCGTTCAAGGATGCGCTCACGGTTGCGAAGGTTGCCATAATCCGCAAACTCACGATAGAAACGCCGGGTACTGCATTAGTCCGAAAGCGTTGGCAGGCATCATATTAGGGCATTTACAGGACGATCCTTTACTCACAGGTATTACATGGTCTGGCGGCGAACCATTCGACCAAATCGAAGAGTTGAACGCAGTTAACGAGTTAATTATCCGGGAGCGTCCCGATGTGAGCATTATGCTGTATACGGGATACGTTATGACACCTGAGAAGTTGCGGAAACTTAGGCATATTGAGTATGTGGTGGATGGACCGTTTATTTTGGCGCAGCGGGACATTGGGTTGAAATTTCGGGGCAGCGCAAATCAGCAGGTTTGGCAGAAGGTTAACGGGGAGTACGAAAATATTACGGAGTTGTGGAGGTAGAGAAAATGAGCGTTGATGTAAATACAGTAACGGGAATTTTGGATGAAGTTAGTAAGAGGTTGAGCGAACCTGCCAAACATACCTACAGCGTTTTGGTTAAGCAGGCGGTTGCTGATGGGGCAGGAGATTTAGTATTATGCTCTCTGTGTGTTGCCGGAATAGGTTTTGCACTTTATTTTATTCCAAAATTAATGAAAGTTTGCGCTGACAATGATAGTAAAGGCAATGAAGGTATAGCTGCATCTAGCGCGTTCGTAATACTTATGCTTGGTATTTGGGCTGTTTATTCTGTTTTATTCTTACCCTTTGACCTTATTGATGGAATAAAACACATCATCAACCCAGAATATTATGCAATAATGGATATTATGTCAAAGATTAAGTAGGTTTGGAGTTGATTTTATGGCAAATATAGGCGGCGGCAAATCATACAAGAAAGTCCTCAATGCCGAGCAACAGGTCAAAGCGGAACACTTTATGCGTTGCCTGCTCACCAATGACCGCAAGGCAAAACAGGCAGGTTTAACCGTCAACATAAACGAATTCCTAAACAACTATGCCTGCGAATACGGCAATAGTGGCAGTTTATCCGAGCATTTTAAATTATCAGACTACCGTAAACGGATGATTCTTACCTTATGCAATAGCGGAAAGTCACCTCGCTCAATAGCTGATGACTTTGGTATGAATGTCGATAGAATTTATAAGTATCTCAAAAAATGCGGTGCTTGTCGGTGAGCAAGAGAAAGAAAAGAAAAACTCCCCATGTCGGGTGGTGCTTATCTGAGTACCATCCCGGCAAGTTGGGGTAAGGTAAAAGAAAAGAATTGCCTGAGCAAGAACGGTAAATTTAAACCTTGCCGCCATTTTGAAGTGAATATGGATCATCCGAAGTGGGCGAGGTGTGGGTTTGTGGATATTGGTGGGTGCTAGGGGGTTGGTTGTGAAATGAGAAAACATGAACCCAAGAAATGCGTAAAATGCGGAGAAGCATATATTCCTACGAGTGGTCCGCAAAAATTTTGTACCAAATGTTTACCTCCTGCCTGCGAGGGATGTAAAAGAATTAAATTAGCGGTACAGGAAGAAAGAAATAGGATAATCGAAATACTTCTCGCAAATAAGGTTTGTATGCACGATTTAGAATATGGTAATTGTCCTAAAGTTTCCTGTGAAGGTTGTTGGCAGGAGTACCTTGATGAGTAGTCAAGAAAACGGACAGGTGCCGGTTAAGCTAACCGCTTCTGATATTATTGATTATGTCGAAAGGAACTGCTTTTTATATAAAGGTCAGTGGTGGTTAGATAGAAAAACCTATGGTCATTTGGAGGAATGTGAAAATTGAAGGTAGTTGGCATAGACGCTAGTTTGACGAGTACCGGAATAGGATCGATGATTTATGGAGAGCTAGATAATTGCCTTGTTACTAGCTTAGTTAAGAGCAATAGGACAGGAGTTTACCGCTTAATTGAGATAAGGGAAAGAGTTTTTAAGGCGGTTGTCGGTGCCGACTTAGTTTTAATTGAGGGATACTCTTATGCTTCCCCTAATCAAGCGCATCAAGTGGGAGAGTTGGGCGGTGTTCTTCGGGTTATGTTTGCCGAATGTAACTTGAAAGTTTTGGAGGTTGCGCCTAAACAACTAAAGAAATTCGCAACTGGAAATGGCAGCTCAAGTAAAGAGCAAATAGCCGTTGCCGCATACAAGAAATGGGGTATAGAGTGCCGTACAAACGATGAAACGGACGCTGCGGTACTTGTGCATATCGGACTAGCTTATATGGGTAATACAGACAGCTTAACGGCATATCAGCAGGAAGTTATTGACGCTCTGCATGGCAAGTCGGAGGTCAAGGTAAAGCGGAAGAAGAAAGAAAAATGAGACTAACGGCAGACCAAGAAAACCAACTAACCAGTGAATTTATCGCGTTCTGCGAGACTCACCGGGATAAGTTGGCAGGGATGAAAGATAACTCTGACCGCATGAATTTTATGATGTTGAAACTGAGGCATATTCCGCAATATTTGATGTTGAGGAAAGTTAGACCCTATTTGGTTAAGGGGGATTAAATTTGTATCCGTATTGGATTATACATGGTGTTATTTTTATATCTCAATTGCCTCCAGAAATACAGGAAACTCTTAAAATACTTGTTGATAATATGCGTGAACAAGAAGAATTATGTAAAAGATTTAGTATTATAGATAATTTATGTGAATATGATACGTCCATATACCTTTATGAAGAAAACCTACCCTTATGGCGAAGGACTGAATATCAAGAGAATACACGCAAACTTAAATCAGCCGTAAAATTTAGGCGTGATAGACATACGACAAGGGCAAATTTGTGGTCTGGGGAAAGGAAAAGGCAATGCTTAGAGACACAATAGGTCCAAATCCACTAAGAATATGCGACACTAATCCCCTAGACTACAAAACAGTCAACGGTAAATGGGTGCTGATACCGGGATGGTGGAGAGAAATAAAAGATCCTCCGAAGTTTGTTGAAACTAAGGCAAAGGGAAAGAAAGGGTGATGTAATGAGTTATGTCGGAACTCCAAGGATATGTGAACGGTGCATGAACAGCCATGTTGACGGTGGCAAGGCAAGAGAGATAACCTGCCTTGATGGAAATTCAATCTACTTTAAGCAGGACGTATCAATGTTGAGAATGGCATCCTGTTTGGTGCCGAAACAGAAGGGTAAGAAGTACGCTACTAGACGATAGAACATGCCGGGGTTATTGCCCCGGTTATTTTTATGCAACAAAAAACGATACAGACCGTGGACGCTGTACCGTTTAGTGGGGTAGTATACTTTGGATTATTTTAGTGCCAGTAAGATAATCCGCGATAATGTTATATTCGACGTGCGGTAGGGATTGTCCTGCTTACGGTAGGACGGGGTGTGGTTTGATAGCCTTAATACTTTCCATAACTTTCTTGTGCAATTTTTTATATCAGGACAATCATTGTCAAATTTATCAACGTCAGGCCAAATAAAGATATATCCGTTTTCATGTAATGTTAAGTCATATTGCTTAAAACCACACAACTCTCTCAGTCTATCCTTCTGTTTATCGGTAAGTTGTGCAAGGTCGGATGGTTTCAAGTCGTTGTTTCAATATTCCATCTCCTTCTCATATTCCTCCAGGTTAACTTCCCCATCCTCGTCAACTAGCCGACAATCTAGTAATGGCTTGAAGTTTTCTCTGTCGGATATGGTGCAACGGTTGGAGAGGAAACTATTTCGGTAGAATGGACATGCGGTGCATTTCATTGGTTAATCCTCCTGTAAAAATCAGCACACCAAACATAATTATCCTCGTTTTCTACACTTCTATGATCATAGAGATTACCAACAAAGTCCTTAATTCTTCCTTCGCTTGTATATCCCTTAGACTTCATTTCTTTAATATGATTATTTCTTTCTTCCTCAGAGTCAGTGTCCTCCTTTACTGAACGGCATATTTAAGCATTAACAGAGCAATTCCATAATTAATTAACGCACCTGCCGGAACTCCGCAACCCCAAGCAATAGCCATATTTTTAAAAAAACTTCTTTCATAAGAAAGTCTGGATAAAATTAATACGGGAGTTAGACCGCCAAAAAACATTCCGGTCAAGAAAGTTATACCGTTGATTGTGTCTATGGTCAATTACTTTTCCTCCTTCTCTATTTCTTTGATGTCAAAAACAATCCCTTCGCACCACGGTTGTCCATCCTCAAAAACATCAAATGTGGCATGGGGAATAGATGTTTCGTAAGTCCAAAAATATTTTCCTTTATTGCAAATAACTTTAATGGACCTAGTTTTCTTTTTAGCTATTAGGGAATATTTACATTCACACTCGCAATCTTCAAATAGACCGTCCTTATTAAGTAAAATTTCCCCTCCATTATAGCAACCAACTTCATCATAAATAAAACCTCTCAGTTCTGCATGATCGTCTGAATAGCCGAAAATAACAACAAAACCAAGTTCTTTAGCCTGCAATTCTTCTTCTTTAGTAATCTCTTTTCCCATTTCTCTTCCATTTAGTATTGCCGCAAATTCAAATATGTTCAATTTACTTTTCCTCCTTCTTTTTCTTGGGTTTAGTAACTATCAACCCAATTAACTGATCTTTATTTATACTGCCCACGTAATTTAATTTACCCACATTGACTGCCCGCTTACACCACTCAAAACCTTGGCAAGTAAAGCAAAATTGGCTTATTGATTCTTCTCCCTCAGGCAATCTTAAATCAAGTTCCTTCACCGAAACGCAGTCCCAAAGTTCTAAAAACTTCTTAACCCGTTCAACTAGCCTGATATAATGGTTGTCACGATAAATATAAGTACCTATGCCCCACTTGCCAGACATTTCACTCTGTTGTCCATTATTAAATTTTATTTTATCGTTATGCCAATTATAAATCTCCTTAGTTGTGCAACATTCTAAATCAGGGGTAAAATCGTGCGGATCGTCAGGTAAAGCAAGTCCGTATCCGACATATATTGCCCTATCTTCTAAATAAGGTAATATCTCTGCAAGAAAATCATAATGTAGTGCTAACGTTAAATACTCTCTCCTCAATTGGCTTCCTCCTTCTTCAATAATTCCTCAATAGCCTTCTGAACAAGTCTAGTCTGAGGTATCATCGTTTTATCCGAGAGTTTCTTTAATCTCTCAATAACTTCCTCGTCAATGGTATATGTTACGGATTTTTTCATATCGCACCTCCTAGAATATTATACAATAGTTATATTGCTAAGTAAATACTTTTTATACCGCAAACGGTAAATTTATACCGCAAAATAAAGGACAAAAAAATAAGACCTTCGGGAGGTCTTGGAATAATTATTGAGTACACTACTAGAAGTTTCCTGTCGGGCAATGACTACCGACCGGGTAAATCGCTAATGTGTTAAAAAGATTGAAGTAAGGAGGATGTCACCTGCCTCTCATGTTAGATTTGTTGGAGTTATTATATTATTCGCCATCGTGGGTTGTTTTTCCTGCTTGATGGTAGTATAATATGAGTAAGCGGTGACAGAGTGGTATCGTTAAAACCGTGGGGTACGGTGAGAAATCTGTGGGCGTGGGCTTTTGTTGTCCCGGTTCGGAAGGGCGCAGATGGAATTGCAAGGTTCGAGTCCTTGTCCGCTTATTAATGCCACTATCACTACATCCCTTGGTTTATATCAAGGACTAGGTGATTAGGGCATTTAAAATCCGACATTACTGCAACATGAATCAATTCATGGTTTTGTGTCGGATAGAAGGTAGATTGGGTGGAGGCGCAAAGAGTGACGCTATATCTAAGACCTGGAAGTGAGTCCGTTTCGATTCGGACATAGAGCATGGTTGCTAGTGCCAGGCATTTGTAGGGTTTAATTCCTTACCCACTCAAAGCATATCTACCAATTGTCCAAGAGACGCAATGCAGGGCGTTGAGGATTAACGGCAGTAATCGTTACTTCTGCGCGTGAGGTGTGACCTGTCGGGCAAAACTCTCTCTAACCGGGGGAGTTTTGTTTTACCGTATAAAGGAGATAATGGCGTATGAAAATAAGAATAAATAAGCAAAATAAAGACGCATATATTAAAACATTAACTGATAGTTTGGTTAGATTTATAGATTTCTGTAATAAATCTAACGATGATAAATATGTTCCATATAGAGATATTGCAGAAGATGTTTTAGTTAACTATAATAAAATATCATTAAACGTATTGCAATTTTGCTTTGACGTAAAAAATATAGACTGCATTGTATATCCTAGCAATATGCTTCGCGTTATGTATGCTTTTAGGGATTATGTCTATAACGGAAAAGAATTGCTATCTATATATGAGCAGCAGGAAAAATCTAAAAAATATCACCATTTTGATTTTAGTGTAAAAAAACCTAAGACATTGACCAATATTTAAACATAAAAACCCCGGCAACCATCCGGAAATTCCGGACAGTTAACCAGGACTGCTTTTTTATTTCCGCAATTTTGGTACCGACATTCATGTCGAGAACAATAGTTCGTAAAATAAAATAAAAACCCCGGCAACCTGTAAGGAATACTCACAAGTTCCGGGGTTGAAGTTAATTCGCGTATTATAGTTTTTCCGTTTTGTCAGTATCCTTATTCATTTCTGAGCCAACCAAGAATCTACCGCCAGCAGCTAGACCTATGCTTGTGCCGAAAATGAATATCAACTCTCTTATGCTGTCTAATGGTTTACCTGCTAGACAGGTGTATAGGTATGTAGCCAAACAAACAGCCATACATGCCGCAAAAAACCAGTCCATTTTAGTGAATTCTTTTTTCATTGTCGTACCTCCTATTTTATTAGGCAAATAATTAACTGCCCCAAATGTAGACTTTGGTCAATCCATAAATCCTTCGTTAGTGCAAATGTTTTATCTTCTTTTCTAGTCTTCCATCTGTCAATGAAGAAGTGACCTATTAGCAACATAGCAACCTTCCATCATGCGAATAAGCTAAAATAAATAAGTCCGGCAGATATTACGCCGGACCACATAAACGCATGAGAGAAAAGCAGGTAGTCAAATTTACCCTTCATGTTAGCCAGAAATTCACCCTGCAGCGGAAAGTCTGCTATGAAATGTAGGGCGATTAGAAAGAATAATGTTGTTATCATCTTAAGCCCTCACTTTCAATTCAAAAGCCATGACGATTCCATAAGCGATCTCGTTGGCCAACTTATTGAGAAATACGGAATCTTTCAGCTTTTCCGCATCCTTCTTATTGTCGATAAACCCGTTTTCTATCAGCATGGCCGGGATGCCTGCCTCCTGCATCTTTCTTAACACATAGAAGTTAGCTCGTTTCTTGCCCCGGTCGGGCATGTTATTTCTGGTGAATACGGGTGCAGTGTTGCCGTGTATAACGCCGCGTATTATGTCCGTGGTTATGCCTGCCTTGTTGTGTACGAAACTCTCAAACCCAGTACCTCCACCGGCATTTGTGTGGATACTGAGGAAGAAATCTGCTTTCATTCGTATTGCTTCCTTGGCCGGCAAAGTCATTTCGTCCGATGATGTTGACCGGGGGTTCGTGCAGGATGGTTGCAGGATGATTACGTCAACGTCATATTTAGATAGTTTATCCTTGATAATATTAGCGACTACCCAGTTTAGGTTTTTTTCTAATAGACCATTGCCTATGGCTCCAGAATCTAAACCGCCGTTAATGACCAGGATCAAGAACTAACTTGAATCGTGGCATTTAAACCACCTCCTTAGTAATCCTTAAATTTCTTCTTGATTAACGCTAACCGCTTATCTCCGATGCCTTTAATTTCGTCTAGTTCGCCTATAGTGATGGGTTTATGCGCTGCCCGGTAGTTGACTACCTTTTCTGCCGTAACAGTCCCTATGCCCTTAATCTCGACTAATTCTGACCTGAGTTGATTGTCGGTTAGCTGGTTAATGTCTTGCTTTTGGAAGTTGAAATACATGAGAGATGTGACTATTAAGCCCAAAATAATACATACCGCACATATCCTGCATTGACCTTTATTTAGCATATCCTTACCTCCCGGCCAGCCAACCGCAGGCAGCAGTTAGTATGCTAATAACGGCAGTAGCCCACGGCGGCAACCGATTTTGAAAAGACTTCTGCATCTCGTCCAACTTATTAATCACTCCCTCGAACATTTCTTTTAGGTCTTTCTGGTTAGAGAAAAGAGTTTTTACTTGCTCCTGTAGACGAACAATTTCGTCGTTGTCGCCCAAAGGTATCACCTCCTGGGGTTTTTGTGGTATAATGTTGGTGTGATGCCAGGGTGTTGCCGCACCCACCGCTATGAAACCCTCCTGGGTTGGCGGGGCATCACTTTTGTGTTCTCCGATTAAATGTTTTGTTAGTTAATTATACTATATTGTGAAAAATTTTTCATTATTGGGTGAAAATAAAAACACCCCGGAGGGTGCTAGTTATTTGGTCATTATCTTGTCAAATATTTTATTTCCAATACTTCTAAACTTCTGATAAACTGCGCTACTTGGATCTCTGCTTTCTCCTAAATATTCTTTCGGAGATTTATTTAGAGCATTGTGATACATTTTGTGTGAGTTTTCGAGCCTAAGATTTTTTATAAAACTAACAGTAGGTTTCTCTGTCGAAAGTTCATCACACAAATTTCTATGATCCATGTTAAACATAAATTCGTAACAGAGCATTGCCCAGTAACATTCCTCATGCGTTGGCATATCTCCGTCTTTCGCACTCGTTATAATATCGTATAATGTTCTCATTTTACACCTCACTATTTAGTAAAACAATACAAATTGCTACCATACATACAAAAATATTTTCATCTCTCATAACTAAACTTCCTTCTCAGTATCAGATTTGTTGGAAAGAAAGTCACGAACAGCATCCAAAACTTTAGGTTTCCATAGTATTTGAAATCCTTCCCATTTGTTAGCGGCGGCATCTTGCATCATTCCGTATTCTTTGCCTGACTCAGTCAACTTCCAAGGGTTTCTTTTGACTAATCTTTCGGTCCCAGGTTTCTTGCCTGCCTCACGAATACCGTATTGAAAACCCATTTCTTCCAACAATAAGTTTACTACGCTGGATTTCATGTCTAACTGTTCTCCTATTTGACTGGCGGTAAGTATCTCGGCATCTTCTTCGCTTACTGCCGGTAATAGTTTTCTGTAGTCGGTTAATTGTCTGCCTGTTTCTCTCTCGGTTCTGGCAATGGCAAGAATAACCGCACGTTCCGGTCTAATTCCTATCGCCCTGGCAAACTCTTTTGCAAATCTTATTTCTGCCATTGCTTCGCGGTCCCATGTGGGTATTCTGCGCCGAAGCGATTTGGCCTTCTGTAAAAATGCATCTGCTAAAACGTCTTTTGCCCTTAACTGGTATTCGACAAGTCTTTCCTGTACTTCTTCGCTCTCGATAATATTGGCGTTTATTTTAGCCAACCAGAGAGGTAGGAAGTTTAGGTCTAGGACCAATATTTCTTGATTCCCTCCGTTAGTAAGGGTGGAGATTTTACGCCCCCCTTTAGAAAGTACAATATCGCTATTTATTTTGTCCCTCTGTGCCTTAGTTTGGTTTTCATTAAGACCTAAACCATCACACACCCAACTCACACCAACGTAAACTTTATCATCATTGGCCTTTACTGCCATAATATCGGCGCCGTTAAAGTTGACTAGTTTTTGCTCTACCGGAACAAGTTGACTACTCATAAGCAAGCACCTCCCATTATCTTAGTCAATCGCAACCCGTCGCGCATACCCTGTTCGTATGCCGCCTGAGTGTCAAGTGCCTGCTTATGGCTATAGGCATCCAATAATTGGGTCATCAACTTTGTGTTTTTCGGTCCTACTAATTCCTCCATCATATTGCGGATAGAATATAGATTAGCCACAACTTCGCCATAACCTACTTCCTTACTTGCCTCCATTATGGCGTTACCTGACCTGTCAGCGCATAACTCCGCAAAACAATCCTTGAAACTTTCCCGCATAATCCCTCCACCTCACTAATATATATTACTTCTATATAAATTATACTACCACAAGGGTAATAAGTCAATACGATAAAGGTAGTATAATTAAAAAATAGTTGCAATATAATAACGCATGATGATATACTATATACGGTAGGAGGTGTAAAATAATGATAGTGGTAAAAGTTTCAGAATTAATGGGTCGTCACCGCATAAACCAAAGGCAGTTATGCCAAATGACCGGAATTAGACCGGGAACCATTTCCCAGTTTTGGCATGGCACGACAAAAAGAATTGAGATTGAACAAATAGATAAGTTATGTCGCATTCTCAAATGTCAACCGGGAGATTTATTTGAATATGTGCAGGAACAATAATTAAAAAACTTAATAATTTTCGACAGAGAATATCAAAGGATATTTTCCCCCTCCCTTGAATACAAATGACATGAGGAGGGGTCGTTATGAGAAAAACATGGTTGTTGCCTATTTTTATAACAGTAATACTAATCGTGCTATGGGTTAACCGTTGGGAGTACACGGCAACAAAGACAACTAACTATAAGATTATAAAATGGAAAACAGATCATTGGACAGGTCAAGTCTGGATGGAGACTTATAAAATCCAGTCTTTTGCCGAATTAGCAGATGTAAAAATAGAACCAATGCAACCGCTAGTCAGTAAAGACCCAAAGAAAACGGAAACAAACTACACGATAATGTGGATCGTATCTCTCGGCATTAACGCTCTGTGGTTATTGATTGTGACTCCGATTGACAAAAAGAAAGAAAATAATTCAATAGAGAAAAAGAGTGATTCTAATGGATAAGCAAATGCACTGGACATATATCATAATCATAATGATTTTACTAACAATGGCATTTCCAATAGTAGAAAAAATAATCAACTTTATTTGGTGGATAATTTGGATTGTTGTTGTACCTGCTGGAATAATTTTTACTCTATGTTATGAGAAAACGCACAAAGAATAGTGCTACTCAGAGAGTATACTCTCGATAGCACTATTTCTTTTTTGTTTATTCCTTTCATCCATCCTAGTCCTTGCCGGTGATTTTGGCTTATCTTCGGTAATAAATCTTCTTCTCTTTAATTGTTCATATATTTTAAGTTGAGCATCTAATGGCTGATTAACAATATCGGCAAGTGCAACAGCTTTAACTTGCATATCCCTCAACTTAATGGTTTTCTGTTTTGGAAGGATAGACTTATCCTTTTGTAATTCCCTTAAAGCAGTGCGGTTATCAGAAATCATTTCAGCAACTTTGCCGTATAGTTTCCTTAACTTTTCATCATCCTCACCTATAACTTCTCCGGTCTGCTTTGTGTCTGCCTTCATTGTATCTAGTTTCCGTTTGGCATCGTAAAACTTTTGCGTCACATCAGTATTATAGGCAGGGTCAGCAGTAAAAATTCTCTTTAAAGTATCACCCGTACTACCCTCTGATAGCGCAGGGATACCTACTTGACCAATTACCCCAAGATAGCTTTTCACTAAGTAATCAACCTGTTTTGGTGATACTTTTTCAGGATACGATTCTCCTAGCTTTTTGGCAAAAGACGATGTTTTTTCGTCGTATTGTTGGCCCGGACTCATGTTTTTCATGTATTCTGGAACTACGGGACGATCAACAAAGTCTTTATTTGCTCGCAGATCGTTGATTGGCGCAGCGATAGTTCTACCAGGAGGCATAAAACTTGCCCAAATAGTGTCTGAAAATTTCGCAAAAGCATCGGGATTTTCTTTCTTAAGACTATCCAATGTTCTCTCTACTAATGCGCCAAAAACTACGCCACCCTCACGAGGTTTGGGTAATTTTAAAAAAGTACCACCAGGTAAAGGGATAAGGTAGTTTGTATCTTTAGTCCAACTACTTAATTTCTGATATTCTGGGTTATCGTGATTGTAAGCATACAACATCAATGTCGGAACCGTTATTGCCGCAAATGTTTTGCCGAGTGCAGCAACTGGATTATCCTTATATATCCTCGCTAACTTATCAATTCCATTTATAGAAGCACCAAAATATGGTATGAAGGCATCAAGAAAATTAGTAACATCTGCGGTATTCTTTTTCTGGAAATTTACGGTAACATCCTTGCTCTCATATAGTGCCTTAGTCCTAGACGCATAGCTGTCACCATCCTTTCGGATAATGCGCCGATACTCGGAGAGTCTCGGTACTGCTTCGGTAAAGTCTGCAAGTTTTTCAAGTGCCTTAAACGGCACACCAAGAAGTCTTTTCGTATATTCAACCGGATTTTTGATGTTGCTAAAATCGTAATACCCCGGCATTAACTTTGCCTTAGAATTTGCCAAGATATTAACATCTGTCGATACAGCAGAAGCATACCCGCCGCCCATGTCCTTGTACGACTTATACGCCGCCCTATTGCCCAATATGTCCAGTAAGGCACCTACAATATCCTTCGACCACTCTACAGGGCTATTGGTGCTTTTAGAGGCGACATAAGACATAGGCAAGTCACGGACTACGTTCCTACCAAGTGAAAATATCGGGTTTATTCCAGTTGTTAGTAATTTCATTTTGCTGGTTATCGACCTTGCCGCATCCATAACTACATTTTGAGCCTGTGGGGTTAGACCGGATATTGCTTCGAGTAATGGCAAATCATTAACTCTAACATGAACCCTTTCTCCATTAATTCTTCCTGCAACAATATTTGGCATGGTAAGATTGGCTGTATTTGAGTCAACTATTTCTCCCCAAATACTCATACCTTCGGGGTCTTTCTGTATGTCCTCAATAATCCTTTGCATGACCTCGTTGCGCTTGGCTGCCTTGATATAGTTAGGAACTCTTTCTATCATTGTTTCCAGAGATTCAATAGTCTTGCGCTCCGAACCTCTGGCACGCTTAACCGGATTTGGTTGATCAGCAAACGAACCTTTTGCCCCTGTTTTGCCAATCTCAACTTCCTCCATTAGGCGTTGCATCGGCACATAGTCGCCGTATTTTACCCTCATAGCGTTCCAGACATTTTCAGGAATTAGGCCTGTTTCAACTAACCATGTCTCCCCAAACTTATTTATCCATGAAGTATAATCTTTGGCCGCCTGTGCCATCCAAGGATTTTCTGCATCGTATTTTACTATTTTCATATCAGCCATTTCGGGCGACATATTTAGTTCCCTGTCATATACTGTCATATCGGAGTTTTCCCATGCTTTAGAGTGCTTGAGTTTTAGATAATCCTCAAACTGCCTCCATTGCCCTTTTGGAACCTGTTGAACTATATCCTTAAGCGGTGCGCCAACAACATTCCCCTGAGAGTCTACTAGATTTTCAGTAAGCGTTCTCTGAGCCAATGCCTCTGCGTTGCTGGTATTATGTGCTAGTATGTAAGCACGTTTATTATAAGGGATTGTTCCCCCTGCCTTGGCTACTGTTTTGTCAAAGTCATTAATTCTATTGTAACCGTCCACGGTTTTGTAGTATAATTTTTTTGCCATACTCTTGATGTTTTCGGGTGCTATTTTATTAAACAGAGAGTTTCCTTCGGACTTAGAAGTAATTGTTTCTATGGTGTCTGGTAATCTTACACTCATTGGACTAATGCCGGGAGATAATGGTATTTCTGCTTGACCATCTGCTTTCTCCGGTCCAAGGCCAACATCTTCACCTACAACCATTTCCGCTTTCTCCGGTTTTAATCCAATGTCCTCGGACATGGTTTTAGAGGTGTTTTCACTATCAGGTTTCCAGTTTAAAATATCGCTCTTAGTTTTATCGTCAAACTTGCCTATAGCATCAATTTTTTCGACTAAAGAAATTTTACTTCTATCTAAGACAATCCAATTATCCTGTACACCTTCCGAATAACGAATTGAATCATAGCCCTTATCTTTAATTGCATCCAGTACGATAGGTAAATTTTTACCTCTAAATAACTTAAATACACTACCGTCAATACCATCCATTTCATCTATTCCAAGATTTTCAGCAATAGAATCCTGTTTTTCTCGTGGAACACCAAGTTCATCCATCAAATCATATGCTCGATCCATATCAATTTCGCCTTTTTTGATATGTGTCAAATCTAAAGTATTATCAAACAAACCCTTCATTTCGTAAACAGTAGGATTGTATCCTTCCGGCTTTCCTCCGGATATAGTGTCTGGCAAATTTTCTATTTGTTTGGCATATGAATTTGCGGTTTCTTTTTGAGTAGTAACATAAAGTAAGTCATTTTCCTTAGAAATTTTATCTACTTCTGCTGTGTCCTTAATTTGCTTTTTAAGTTTATCTATATCTTTCTGGTAACTCAAAATAAAATAATCTGCTTGCTCAATTTCCCACTTCGCGGAATCTCTATTAACCATATCCTCGTAATTGGAGTAGTCAGGTTTATTTTGAAGAATTGCCTCTGCATTTTTCTTCCGTTTTTTCTGCATGGAAATATTATTTTCAAATCTTTTAATTTTTTCTTCCGGAGTCCAACCAAGAACATCTTCTATGGTTTGCATTTGCTGGATATTTCTACTCTTGCCCTGCGCGCCTTCAGGAACCATTTCGCCGCGATAAAATACCTGTCCTTTATCTCCGATGCGCTGTACTGCCCTTAGTGTTTTTTGCGCTTCTTCAACATTTTTAAATCCAGCATCATTAACTATTTTATTAAGTTTTTCCGCTTTCTCCGGTTTTAATCCTATGTCCTCAGCCATCACTTTATTGCCAACAACCTCTGGCATCTTAACCGCTTTTCGCCCAACGCTAACAGTTTTACCGCCAGCATCAACTTGTATAATCATCTTATCTGCCCTAGTAACTGTCGCCTGTCTACCATCCGGCAAGATAACGGGATCTCCAGGTTTTAATCTAAAATACGAGAACTGCGATTCAAGTTCAGGAAATTCATCCAGCACTTGATTGGCCTTATCTATGCTCAATGTACTACTAAGAGTCTGCCTTGCTGCCGCAACTTCTTTAGCCGTCTTAGCGGCAACTTCCGGTAAAGGGACTGATGCGGGAGAATCCATCGTTTTCGACTGACTTCTGATGTTAGCCAATTCCCCTGCCGTAAAACTTGACATATCGGGCGGTTTATACTCTGGCATCCTAAACTCGGTAGGTGCAGGAGTAGGGGTTTTCTCTCTGCCCAACACCCCGCCCAAACGCCCCAATATCACACCTATGGCGGCATTAGTCGCCCCAGCCTGCGCCGCTTCTCCGGTATTAAACTCACGGTCATTCGCTATTGCCCTGGAATACTCGTATGGAATAGTTGCCCCTCCGACCTTAATAGTACTCTGAGTAAGACTAGGGATATTTGCTACTTTAGAGGATTTAGTTCCCAAACGGGATAACGCTTGACCTATAGCGTTTTCTGCCCCCTGGAATATTTTTGAGCCTACATTAAATTCACCGCCAGCCAGGAAACCAGCTAATCCCCCGGCAAGGTCGGCAGAGTTTAATTTTACAGGCCTACTATTAGTAAAACTTTCCGGTAAGTTTTTAACCATATCAGGCATATCTTTTTTATCGAAAAGTGGCTTGCTATTAACTACAAAATCGCCGACATTAGGCTTGTTGGGGTTGTCTATGCCAGTTATGATTTCCCCGGCAGCCATGGATGATCTGTCAATCCATTTTTTCGTAGCATCGAGGGATGGACCGGGAATACCTCCCGGCAACACCCCTCCTAGTTTGCTGTCAAGAGATTTGTATAAACCTTTTGGTTGTTCTGGTGCTTTAAATTTTGGCATAAGAGGTACATCATCGTAATTCAAAATATTATCTGCTTGACTCGGATCGCTGGTAATCTGCGGAATTTTCAGCGTCGTGTTAGTAGGAATATTTTGGTATATTTCGTTATACTTGTTTTGCAGTGCCTCATTAACTAGGGCATTGAAACCCCTATAACCTGAACCATCAACCCCACCACCAGAAGGAACCCATCTACCGTTAACTACTGGCATCTTATCACCGCCCTAAAAACCATAATTGTTGTATACACTCCACACAGTACCCAAGTCTACGCCTGACTCAGAGGCATCTGCAATATTTTCCTGTAGGAACTGCTCTTTGTTTGGCGACATTAACAGTTGAGAAATAAAATCTTGCGTAACTTGCCTATTCTGCATCTGATATTGTTGGTAAGGACTAAACCCACCAGGATTATTTTGTGCCGACAACAACGAATTAGCCGTTGGATATTGGTACGGGAACATAGCCTGTTCCTTACTCCAACCAAACCTCTCTAGCGCAAGTCTGTTGTTGAAAGCATCCTGCTCCCGTTTATACGCGTCCTGCTCCTGCTTGTACGCCATATCTTCCTGATCTGCACTATACTTCCGCAAAGTATCAGCTAACGCCTCCTGCCAATTCCGGAACCCCTGTGTATCCTGCTGCATCAACCTAGTCGCTTCGGCAGCAACCTTCAGATTGCGATCTTCCTTCTGTTCGTCAATCTTACCTAAAGCACCCCGGTACTTGCTGTAAACATCATCCGTTCCCTCATTGTAGTTCCTGAGTAAAATCTTCATGTTGACCGCATTATCTCTGTCTAACCTCTCAAAAGATGGCTTAAAATTATCCTTAATCGCATCAGTTCGGTAATTAGCCAGTCCTACCCCTGGGCCTTGTCCCATGCCACCTAATCCACTAGCCAGCGACCGCTTGATTGCAGAATTAGTCTGGTTGGTCTGACTTGACTGTAGATTAGACATTGCATCGGAATATGAGTTTTTAAGCTTAGTCCTGCTGTCTCCGTAGTTACTCTTGAGTCTGCCAAGTGCCGTATCCCTGCCCTGGTATGCTTGTCTGCGTAGACCACTTAAATCAGGATTTGCTACCTGCTGATTAGCGATATACTGCCAATCGTTATATTGTTTCGGCTTATAGCTAGACAGAGCATTTTGAAGAAAGTTCTGATTTTCTTTATTTGGGTCGTAATAAGCCATAAAGTCACCACCTTATAATGTGTCAACAATTCTTAAATCTCCCTGCGTAACGGTAGTAAACTCACTACCTCCATAATCAATGTTAACCTCTATACTGTAATCTCCTGGGACGCTCGTATCTTCTGCGGTAAGTATGTAGTGACACGTCCCGGCGACAGCACTATCTATAACGCAAGTACGTTCTAATTTGGTGTAAGTGTAACCACCTGCAAGTATTACCTTAACTGTCGCCCCGGTTAGATTTAGCGCAACATCATCTTGGTCGGTCAAGGTAAATGACAACTGATTACCAACATCATTTTTCTTAATATGTTTTGAGACAGCCATTACGATCCACCACCTAATTTCAAGGTATAACTTATATTATCTGTTGCCTTTAAATTAAACGATAACACCTTAACCGCTTTGAGAATATATTCCAATTTGACCACATTAACAATTAGTATCGGCGGTAAGGCGGTTATAGTAATAGTCGCAGTTACCGCACTAACTACATTGTTAGGTATAACTGGTATGGGCATGTCTTGTGTTGCGTTGGCGACTACTGCTATAACAATATTAGGCATATCGGGGTTAGGCATACTTGCCGTAGTCTGTGCTGTTACCGCATAGATAATGTTATCCGGTACAGCAGGTATAGGCATACTGACTTGCACATCAGCAACTAATGCCGTTATTGTATGATCTATCTGTATATCCAGAGTAGGCATTTCTGCTGTAATCTCAGCAACTGGGGACAATATTGTAACGTCAGCCATCTAAACACCCCACCTTCTGAGATTACGAAACGGTTATTTTAAATATTCCATCTGCGCTCCATTGAATTAGAAATGTACCTGCTGAACTAGACTCATCTGCTCCGAAATCAACGTAACCTAGCAACGGACTTGTCGAAGCAACACCAGTATCCACATAAATAACTGCATATCGAGCGGTAATGGTGGCGGTTGTCCAACTTGTATCAGCGGCATCGAGTTTTATTATGTTTGTTCCGGTATCATAGGCTATTGTTTTACTTGCTAAAGTAGCACCGCCAGCAGAATAACCAACGCCAGTTACTTCGTTAGTCACATCATCTTTATAATCATGCGTATCTTGATTGGGCGTATAAGTTGATGTGCATAGCATTACCTTTACGGTGTCTGTATCGAAATCAATTTCCTTGTTAAGCGCCTTAAGTAAGGCCTGACCAAACCATTTAGCTGAAACTGCCATATTAGTTCTACCTCCTTAAGTTTATTCTGGTGCTGGCATTATTCCAGCGGCAATCAATAATGTTTCAAGGTTAGCAATATAAGCATTCATGTCTGTTTGGTACTGCGTTATTGCGGCGAAGTTCTGATTATACTGTTTCATCGTCTTAGTTACTGCCCCGGTATAACTGCTAACCTGCCGGAAATTATCGTTTGTAGCATCTGCCGCCTGCTTAGTGTCGGTATGGGATGCACGTTTAAATGTTAGGGTTTTTAGTTCTTTCGTTATTAGTGCAGGAACATTAGGGTTATCTCCGCCGGGGTCTGGTTCGGCATTTTTAATAAACTTAGCACTTACAACATCGCTCCATAACCCTGTTATCAAGTTATATGCCGCTACTTTCATGCTTGCGGAAACAGACAACGTAAAAGGTATGATATATGCCGTACTATCAGTTGTAGGAGTGGTTCCATCAGTCGTATAATACGCAACACAGTCAGTATCCACATTGCCTATAGTTACAGTTACGCTACCACTAAATGTTTCACCGCTAGGAGTTGTGGTTGGTGTATCTAGGTAAAACGCAGGGTAAGTATTTCCTTCATCTATTTTCCATTTTTCAGCAAAATCCCAGCTTAAAAATGTTGCCTGTGCTTTCATTTCTATTGTGGTTTTGGGAATACCCTTGTCTATATCAGATTGGCCGGAAGTTTCGGAATCGTAGTATGAATTAGTTATCTGGTATTCCGTGCTTGACCACTCGTAACTCTCGATGACACCTATTAAACCACCCATAGAACCGTAAACCGTAATACCTTGCGAAATTAAACCAATTGAGTAGCAATTTATTGCACTAAATTCTCCACTGGCTGATGCGCCATAATAACCTATAAGACCGCCAAAATTACATGTTGTGAATTCGTTTGTAGTTACACTAACAACACTACCTCTTGCAAAACAATCTAGTAGATAGCCAAAATCTATGTCACCTATCAAACCTCCTGCATTTCCATACATTACCTGAACATTACCATAGGCATAGCACTCTGTGGCATTAATACCTGACAAAACTTGACCTATTAGACCACCAACATAGTTACCTGAATAAATATCTGCGATTCCATTTATATTTATCCCGGAAGAACATTTATCTATGGTTGGATTACCAAATACCTGCCCTATTAGACCACCAAGGGTATTTGTTCCGGTGATTTGGCCACTTAATGCTTTACAATTAATTATCTCGCTGCTACTACCCGAAACCTGAGCGCAAAGCGCACCAATTGCATTAGTTCCTGTAATACTAACATTAGTTAGTCTTACGTTTTTTATCGTTGCATTACTTACGGAACCAAATAAACCCAAAAAGGAAGTTTCATTTTGACTTAAGTTGTCTATGATAAACTTGTTACCGTCATACTGACCATCAAAAGAATCAATGGGAACCCAATTAGCATAGCCACTCAAATCAATATCGGCCATCTGGATATATTCACCAGACAGATTATTCCGAACATTATCAAGGTCTTCTGCTGTCAAAATTTCTATTGCCATACTCTCACCTACTTCAAAGCCTTCGGTATAACCGTAAGCGTAGCACTCTGCAACTCGTCAACTTTATTAGTAGACTCCAACCTAACTGAGATATTTTTACCTCTGGCATTTATCCTTATTTTCTGTGTAGACAAAACACCTTCTTCAAAACTAACCGTACCTTGCGAAACTTCTGCTTCACCATCAACTGAGGTATAAACTGCTATGTCAATGTCATTTGCCGGATCAGCGGTAAGGTGCAGGGTTTTAGTATTCATAACCCTACCCTGTGAGTTTAAAGGTCCTACCGTTAGTGATGTAGTAATATCTACTTCATCATCGACTACTACAGTATCATCCATGACGAGTATCTTACCTTCTTTAGTCCCTAGATGAATCTTACCGTCATAAATGCCTGCGCTAAGGATATGACCGGAAAACTCATAAATATACCACTCTCTTTCTGCCGGGTCATAGACGTAGCAATTCGTGGTTTCCTTGTCTGTGTCGCCTACTAGAATGTTCCTCAGCGCAAACAGCCAAAACTTATTGTCCAGAGAATAAACTCTTGGTATTAAACCCGCTTCCGCAAATTCATCTTCCAGCAAATCATCAATCGGTTGGCTAATAGGTTCCACAACCGAACCAGTATAGCGATAAACCTTACGGTCATTTCCTAACCACATAGGCATATCAGACACTAATGCGGCAGGACAGAAATCACCGTTTTCATATGCACCTACACGAGAACCTTGATGAACCTCGAAATCGTCCTCATTGTTACCGTAAATGTGCCATGTTGACGCCCCGGTTATGCAGAATAGCGACGAACCTAACGGTAATCCTGCCATCAGAGACGTTCCATCACTCATAGGTACGTTATATTCTTCTGGCCATTCGGTAATATCTCGGTCAACTATCTGCTGCTCTCCGTCAGGTACTTCTGGGTCAACAGGTTCATACTGATAGCCGTTGAATTGTGTTTTGTACGCCGGAGCCCAGTTCGGTCCAGGTATTGTCCAGAGATAGTCCTTCCATGTTGCGGTAAATAAACAACCAGGCATTGCCGTAGCACCACCGCGTAAATCGCTGGCACTAGCAGTTTCAATACTATAGTCCAGAACTTTTGCTCCGAACGATAAAATTAAGTGATCTCTCCAGACGTTGCCGTACCCATAGCCAGATATGCTGCTCGCCAACAATGCCCAAGGGTTTAATTCATCCGTTCTGTGGTGCAACTCACTTCCTGATTGTATGATTAATCGTTCTGTAAGTTGTGCCTGCTTACATGAGTGTATGCTATAAATTGGTGCGGTTACGCTGGGAGGATCGCTTATCTCAACCAAACCAGGACGAGTAAACAACGCTCCGTTTTTTGTGTAGAAGTTTTTGCCGATAGATGGTTGCTTGACGTTTCTTGTGTGACTTTTATTTATACCGCCGAAACCTTTGATGTCGATAGGTTTTTTGTTATTGCCGCTATTACCCCTCTTGGGTATCTGTGCTACTACCATGCCATTTGCACCTGAAACGATTTACTATCAATTTCCATTTCATTGACCAGTTTATTGATAGAATTCTGAAATTCAAGCATCCATCTCGAAGCATCGGCATCGTCAGAATCGTCATTACTCCTAAATCTTGAAGCAATAAACTTAGCTATGGCATATTGGCAAGCATCGGGCAATGATATGTTCTCCGATATGCTAGAAATAGTAGGATAGGCAACATATGTAAGAGCATAGTTGTCGGCATAGGTAAAGGAAATCTTCCTGTTGCGGATAAAAAAATCATCGTAAGTATCTCCAGTAGTATCCTCTGTAGGGATATTTTCAGAGTCACCGGCAAGTCCCGTATCATCGAAGGTAGTTTCTGTAGTTGTACCGATTAAACCTGTTGTGGTGCCTCCGTAAGTACGATAAATATTATAACTTGCAGCATCGTCAACCGCTGTCCATGACAATGCGTTATAGTTTGTTTCTGATAACGTGGCATTGCCGGTAGTAGATGTGACTTCGGCGCATGGGATAGTTTCCCCGGAGTCCGAAGTAACTGCCGTAATTCGGTATTTATATGTAGTTGTTCCGGTAGTTCCGGTTGGTGTTACCGTTAGTCCTGCCGGTGATCCGATAGTTTTCGATAGACTCACTAAACTAAAAAAGTCGCTCGGTAGGTTGTAAGACCTCTTTGCAACCGCTGATTTGTATTCTTTTGAATTTTCTTGCCATAACTGAGAGGGAATATTGTCTTGCAGACACTCTTTTCCCCATATAAGCAAGTTAGTGCTATCTATGGTTTCATTTATTAATGAGTCGGCAATTGATTTGCAGTTTGTTAGTGTGAAGGACATTTTATCACCTCTTTTATGTAAAATGGGAGGCTGTTAACCTCCCCATAGTTTACTTAGGGTTCAATAGGTGGCTCCTCCCAATCAGGAGGGAAATTATCCCCTAGCCATACATTTCCTAGACTAATCAAATAGTCAATGTCCATCTGAACGAAATTGTATATAACAGCAACTCTACCATCAATTGCTATGGGGACGGGATAAATACCTAGACCGGATGGCATAACCGCTGATTCTACAGCTTCCGTATTCGGGAAAATCGCATACTTATCCACTTATAACACCACCTTATATTTTTTTAAATCTTCCTTATTCCCCTCATAATTTTGTTGTACCTCATACTTACTTAGTTGTCTATTGTAAAATAACGATCTAAACAACCTAAACTTTGAGTAGTTAGCGTTCCACTTACCCACCCATAAGGACGTATTAGGTACTACTACTTGCCCAACTAAAGTATCTACCGATTGTATTTTACCGTTTAAATAAGCAGAGACAGTTGTAACATTCCCGTTGTATTTCCAGGTGCAAGCGTAAATTAAATTTATACCGTAAGATAATAGCACTCTACCTGTTTTTGATGCTGTACCGTTAAATAAAGTCAGACCAAATTGGTTGTTTGCTGCTACAAAAGACCTGACTTCACTATTAGTCCCTGCGGTATGATCAGAGCCTAAAATTCGTAAACCACCATAGCTATCTACAGCATTAAAAACTACCTCGAATGTACCCTCAATAGAGTTCAAAACCCCTATAGGTATAGTGGTAAAATCATCAGAGTTATAAAACAAATTATTGGCTTCTTGTGTAGGGTCTCCACTATCAGCTGTAACCATATTACCGTGATCTCCGTGGTTACTTAAACCTGAAAAGTCAATTAATTTTTGACTATCCAGGTTTAAGGAGAACTGTTTAGCAGGAAAATAATCAGCATTTAACCCTGTTTTTGATACAAGTATTTGGCTACATTGCTGTATTGGGATAGGTCTGTTTAATTGAGGTTGCTTCATTTAAAACAACTCCACATCAATATTAATCGAGGCGTCTTGTCCTGTTAGGGTATCAATCAAGACAATCATGCCCTCCGCACTGTTAACATCAATTTCTAAGACCTGATTTAACGCTTGACCAGCGGTACCAGACATAATCAACACAGTTTGAGCCTGTCCAGCGTACCAATCGTTATTACCATTTTGCAAGAACGGTACAATAACAAGGGTAGGTAAAGTCCTGTTATCAGTTAACGACATTTTTGTATGGATATAGGCTTTAGTTTTACCTGTACAATCCAAAGCAGTTATTGCGGCGGGGATGTAGGCGTTGTTATATGCAAAATTGACTGAAGTTGATGCCTGACCTGTTCCAACAACTTGAACATTTACAACACCTGCACTGCCCCCTTCGCCGACAGTCCCCACCGCTGTAATAGCACATCCTGTAGCACGTTGCCCCTCAGTTATTCGGGCAACCAACAAAGGTGCGGTTGGTGTAGTTCCGACAAAAACCTCATAGTATGTTGCACCAGTTGCCTGGGGAATGGTTATGTCGATAGATTTATTGACGGTTGGCGTAACAGTTACTAAAGCACTAACACCAGCAGAACCATAAATATTCCCAGGTGCTACTCCAATACCGTGAGAGACAGCAGTCAAGGAACCTGCTGTTGCTGGTTGGTCTGCTGCGGTTATTGTTACAGTTGCAGCTTTGTCTGCTGCGGTTATCGCTGCCCTGTGTGCTACTGGTGCAGTTCTACTACCGGTTACTTTCACACTAGCCGGGTTAGTATTGGTAAACTTTTCGTCACCGTCAGTATCTACGGGAATAAATTTTCCAATAATAGCCGTGCCTGCAGCTAATTTAGCAGTTATTGAACCATCGGAGTTAAGTACCATTCCGATAACTTTATTATCTCCATCAACTCCGGCAATGGTAATAGGGTTTTGTTTTGCCGCACTCTCACCTACTGGATTTTTTCCTTCTACGATAGAAATTTTTTCCACCCCCTACATAAACAGAAAGGGCAGGGCGATAAACCCTGCCCTAATATTCATTAATCTAGCTAGGATTACAGCCATAGATAAAGCTGAAATCATCCCAACCATAAGAGAAACGTGCAATTGTCGCATACTTAGCAATTTCAGTGTCGAAGTCCTCAGTTGCCTTAAATCCAGGTTGCCTTCTCCAATACCAATTTAAGAATTGCTTCATTCTCTCGCTATCACACATGCCATATGTTAACTGTATGTTTCCATGCAGAGCAGACTATATCATCCCTTTCGGGGACGGCGCTTATGGACATTATTGTTTCCTCAGTCCTAGTCGTTGAACCTTCACCCGCCCTCGTCTCTATTGACTACATCGGGTGCTTGGCTGCTGATTTCCCATTGTTTCATCCACTAACTTTTCAAGCCATCACATTCACCGTTACCAGTCGTGTTGTGGCATAGTGGTTTTAGGGGGTTCCAGCAATTCACCGTCTTTGCAATTATATCTGTGAACATTTTTTCATAATCTTTTTCATGTCCATTGACCTTACTTCTATGACAGTCATCGCAAAGCGAAATTAAGTTATTTTTGTCAAATATTTTAGATGGATCTTCTTTTACTGTTATTATATGAAAAAGATTGTCAACGGACTAATTAGATTACTAATTGGTATCACATATATAATGGGTCCTAGTGTTTGAACCAAGCGTTAGCGTCTGTCAACCAAGGCCATTCAACTACATTGAACACGCCTTTCCAGACGTTTACGCCGTGGTCGGTTGTCCCAGGCTTTTCCTCAGTATCGGCAATAACCCTTGCAGGTTCAAATAATTCAGTCGGCACGATCAGAGTATCCGGCATAACCAAGAATGGATTACCCTTATCGTCCTCCCAACGACGCATATTGTTTCTAACGGTAGTCACGTTAGCGGCAGTCAGCGCATATGTGCCGAAGTTTGAAGTTACGGCAGAACTTCCAGGTGCTTTCGGGTGCGATGCAGAACAAAGAGCAACCCCATCTGGACCGGCATAAGATGCGTTAAAAGCGTTATTAAACGGTATAGCAGCATGATACTGAATAGTTCTATATTCAACCATACGGAGATTACGGACACGCTTTTTAATCTCGCCGTATTGTTCGTCCTCAACTAACTCGCGCTCAATCTGTGTACCTTTAGAATATTTACGGTGAATATAGTTAGAAGTGAAACCTTTCCTAAAGTCCTCATAAGAAACTTTATTCCCTGTTGCTCCCCATTCTTCCATTAACCCTAAGTCACCGATGCCCTGATTAGTTTCCTGCGCTTTTGTGGAGTTTTCCACGTTATACATCAGACCAAGGAAGTCCTTTTCTTTCTTACCGGCCAAGTCAAATATCTTCCTTAGACCAGGTTCAAGTTGCTCTGCCCAATTGTCAGAAATTAACGGCATTTGTTTTCCTCCTCAAAACAAAAAGACCCAGGCTAAAATTGCCTAAGTCTTTTGTCATTTAATTTTTATTTTAATTTGCGGTTATTGCTATGCATTATAGATGTGCTTGCGGATAACAACATCCATCATTAAATCGGCAGGGTAAATATTTACTACCAACAATGGACCTGCTTCGTTGGCGATAGTAGCGTTTGCATCAATGGTATTTTCATCTTTCAGGTCAACACCAAAACTGCCAATATTAATAACGTCACCGGAACCTCCAGCACCAAGCAGAATATACTTACTCGCGGTTGTCGGAGCAGTCGGAAATGGTTCTTCAACGGTCAGTGTGTCGCTTGAACCCGTGTAATCCTTTACTGTGCGAATACTTCCTGCTGCCGGACCTTCGTAAATATACAGCAATGCACCATTCCAATCATCATCAGATGATGTACTTAATGCAGTGTCAACCAAAGTAGTAGTTGTCCCGCCAGTTGCTGTAGCGTCCCTATGGTCAGCAAAAGAGCAGCGATAGACAATAAATGGATTATCATATACCCTACCGTAAGTTGTTGTCGCTGCCGGATTGTCTGCTGCTGCAATAGTCTCAGCCATTACGCCAAGTACATTAGTCGCGTTTGCTGCCGCTTTAGCAACCCTATTGGCAGTCAATACAACCATGTCGCCTGCGCTAAAAGCAACGCCGGGAGTTAATTCATAATCGACTGCGTTATCTACAGTCCCGCCAAGTTTGTTATATTTAGGTTCAAACCCATTTGTAGTTCTAGATGCAGTTAAAGCCATTTTCTCAACCTACCTTCTTTTCTTAGATTTTTTCGTTATACCGGAGGCAAAATCTTTTTCGGACATATCTAGCCTTGCGGCGAAATGTTTTTGCAGCGGAGTTAAATCAACCTGCTCGGATTTACTTCCTACCGGCAGGTTAGCATCTTCAACCCTAAGTTTTTGGCGACCTTTAATATTGGCAAGCGTCTTTTGTTCGGCGGCAGTTTTTACTGATTTCCTTAATTCTCCAGATGTAAACTTTTCACCGATAACAAACTTCATAGCAGTTTCAAAATCAATGGCGGCACCATTTTGACTTACCGCATCAATCTCGGCAGCGTACATAATAGCATATGGTCTAATTTGAGGATTACTATTTAATACCGCCTGCCTTTGCCTTTCGTAGTCAGTTGACTTTCCGGTAAATTCAATCTGTTGTTTTGCGCTAATCAGTTCTTGTTCAAGTCGGGCAATTCTCTGCTCCTTCTTAATTTCTTCCGAAGCAAGTTTCTTTGCCTTTGTTTCATCAAAACCAAGTGCAGCGAAATATTCCTCTTTCTCCGTCTGCTGTTCTATCCAATAGGTTTTTGCCTCTGCCTCTACCTGCGCCTGACGTTTCTCTGCCTGCTTATCAGCTTCAATTTTTGCTCTCTCACGGGAAAGTCTATCCGCTAATACCCGGTCAATTTCTGTCTGCATTTCTGCTTTCGTGTATGTTTTTTCTTTAACGGTAGGTTCTTTTTTTAATTCCGGTTCTTGTTCAACTTCTTCTTCCCTTAAGTCCTCGTCCCCACCGGAAAAATCGTCGCTTACCTCATCGTCAGTTGGCAACTCAACGAGTTCAACGTCCTTATCGCCGTCTTTGTCTGGAATATTTGGATCGTCAATTTCGGTATCATCAACAAAACCACCGCCAGAAAAACCACCATCCGTTACCATTAAAGCGCGATTGAATCTGCCTAAGAATTTATCTTCTGCCGCATTAATTCCTAATAAGTCTTTAAACATAATTTGCCTCCCGTTTTAAACCCGTCGGTTATAATATCCTTGCACAGTTTAAAGTCTTGTGCATGTTTTGGACTGTTCCTTGCGGTTTTTAACGTCTACAGCACGTTTCAGACATTTATGCTATACATCTTGTTGTATTAATAATTGCAGTTCTGACATCATTTGTTCTGGCGGTAGGGACATTAGGTATTCCCTAATCTCCGGAGGCAATTGAGATAAAATTTGTTCTATCTCGTTACCTTGTTGTGAAACTTCTTCCTGCTCAGGAGGTTGTTCTCCAGGAACAGAACTTCTTTTCATTGCTTCCTGCTCCATTTCCATCCGTTGCTGTTCTTCCTTCTGCTTATTCATTCTCTCCATAATTTCGGGTATGGGAGGGAACTTGCCGTATTCCATAACATAGAAGAAAGTTTCCGGATCAATGACACTTGCTACCAATAAATCCTTAGCTATTTCCATATGATACATGCGGTCACTCGGTATTACCGATGAAACTTTACAGTAACAATCAAAGTCAGGGAAGTATTCCTCAAAATCCTTTTGGTAGGTATTGGCATCTAACATCCTGCCGTCCGGCATTATTGTTTCTCCGGTATTTAACTTTCCTACCTCATTAAAAGGCATGGTTATGCCGTTTTCTTTGTCGTAAACCTTTTTCATTTCATCAGCATTGAAGGTGTTATACTTATAACCTTCTTTGTCGTTCTTGCCATTAATCCGGTAAGTTCTTTGCTCTGTGTAAAACTTGCCGATTAGGCGGTTAGTAAATTGACCGGCATCCTCATAGGAAGAATTAATTTCCTGCTCTGCTGTCCTTAACCTTATCTTAGCTTGGGAAACTAGCTCGGCAATTGCCTTAAATGCGGTTACGCTGCCGGGAGTTCTGCCTTGACTTACATCAAAACGACCTATCATGCCCTCCATAGAGGACTGTAAACGCCCCATTTCCTGTATTAGACTGCCGGGAATAGGTTGTCCATGCTCTCGCTTAACCCCTTGAATATCGGCAACCGGGAACCACATGCCGGGGGCAGTACCACGTTCCTCAATTAACCTCTTTTGTCTAGGAGTAAGCGACCTTTCATCATACCAGGTTTGCCCAATGGCCCCGTGAATATGACCTTCAAGTATAATCTCAGCAGTCTTATTCCTAACAATTTGCGGATTCTTAAGATAGAACGCATCGCCAAATCCCCAAACGCTATTTTCTCTTGGGTATCTCTGCCGCACAAAAAACGGAAATACCGGAGTTTCTCCGGGGTCGAAGTACATATAGTTACTGTGTCTAAGATAAACTCCTTGATGTTCTCCTGCCCATAAAATAACGTGTAAACCTATTCCCTGGTCTTGTTCTCCTGGTGCTAAAATCATCGGTTTGCCAATATACCATGTTTCAATAACGGGAACCTGTTCTTGGTTATATGAGCGACTAAAACCTTCGGTATCAAGTTGGTCAGTATCCAGCAAATCATCGTCGTGCAACCCTTGTTCTTGAACCAACTTTGCCCTATCGGGGAAGTTCTCTTGTATATACTCCATTGTGCGCCATACGGGTTTATGGCAACGATTTCCCTCATTTATATCCTCCCGACAACGTGCATCAGGCACTAGGCATAACGGGTGCAATGCTTTCCAGCGAATATCGCCTTCCCATCTGTTCGGACCTTTGCCACCTCGCCAATTAGAGTCCCAATAGATATGCCAAATACCTGTGCCGTACAGAAAAAACCACCGAAGAAACTTAATTCTCTCGGAGGTTAGTTTGTTCTTATAGAATAAGAATTTTTTAAGGTCGGTCATAATATTAGATTTTTCTTCGTCACCCGGTTCAACGCCCTGGTCTATTAACTCTATCTCGTTAGCAAACTCGGCTACCGTACCTTCTATTAGAGAAAAGGTAATATTCTCAACGCTGTTCGGTCTATTCTGTTGCTGTGCCTCGGTTCTTAGCGGATTACCATTCGGACCAAGTAAGTCCCAATGCCTAGAAGTATAGAGTTTATACATTTCCCGCATTTCATCGACATAAAATTGCCTTGCCGCTTTATCATCGTCATACCAATCCATACAAATTCTAACGGCATCACTTTCTGCCTGTGAATTTCCTCTTACGTTTTCCATAGTTCACCACCTTTTAGGCATAAAAAATAGAGGTAGAGTATAAGACAATGCCAATAATGACACTTTCCTACACCCTACCTCTATCGTTCTCGATTCGAGATATTGGTTATTTAGTTATCGTCTAAATCATCACATAGTGTTGCGTAGAAGTTTTGGACTGCTTTTATTGTACGATCATTGCGCTCTGCCCGTTCTTCTGGAGTATATTGCTTCCTTGGAGGATAAGCGTCTATATGCCATTTTTGAGCATAATACCAAGCATAGAAATCATTATAACCCCATACAGTAATAGCTTTTTCGCACTCACTAAATAATCCGTTTTCTTCCCAAACATTTTCTTCCGCATAACCTGTTTCAATGTTCTTGAAGGGATAGTTACTACCCTCGTATTTAGCCTCTAAGTCTGCCTCATGCTCAGAATAGACTAAAACACTATGCCCCTCATGCTCTTTTAGGAGAGTAGGCATCATGCGGATAGTGGTTGTATCCTTGCCAATATCATAATATTTCTTGCAGTCCTCACACACAAAAGTATATTCAGTTCCCACAATAACACCGTCCTCGGTTATTTAGTTTCCTTCTCATACCTGTCAATCCAAGGTTTTAATTCTTTATGGAATTCTGATGGCAATAAAAAATCATTCAGTACCAGTTCGCCAATAAATAAAATCTTATCTTCTGTACAGTTTTTATGTAGCCAATCATAGAATTTTACACGTTTTTCATGTATTACTGCTTGCCTACGCATATATTCATCGCGTCTATCAAGACTTTTTGAAAAACTTTCCCTAAACTTATCAAAAGCATCAACAGTTAATTCTACTGTCTGTGTGTTCGAATGGTTTTGCACTATGTCACCGTCCTCGGTTATTATTTCTTCTTCCCGTAACCCATACCCTTTCCCATTTCTTTCTTTTCGGACTTAGGCATCGACATACCTTTACCCATGCCCTTCATACCTTTACCGCCCTTACAACCTGCCATTGTTACCACCTCCTAATCTAATTTAATATCCTTAGTAGGACTTATCATAACTACCCTGCCGCCCTTTGCTTTGACGGTAAGTGTTCCCCATCCTCCAAGGTTGCGTAGTTCTAAAATGACTTTCTTTTCTGCATCAGTTAGTTGCATCGTTTACCTCCATAAACCCTTTCTGCTTCTTTGCCGGAAAGGATATAACTTTCTCCTTTAACCATACTCCTATATTCAAAACTACCATTCCACTCTTGAATTTCCTCTGCCGTTGCTAATTGTATGCTTTTTATTTTAGCCACTTTTATTACCTCCGGTTATCCGTTTTAGTTATTGCATTCAGGCATATCACAAATAAACATCACATGATTAATAGGTACTCTTACGGTATCGCTAAACATAAGTTCGTTAGTTGTTAAAACAACAGCATCACTAATAATATAGCAACCGTCCTTTTCCTTATATTCTCCGGTGTAGTATATTTTATATTCACCCAATAAAAACATAATTTTTATTTTTAATTTTGGATTATGACTAACAGAAATCCATTGTATATTATTAAGACTAAGCATTAAGTCACGTTCTCTTAATGCCTGTCTAATTGTTAATTCGCTCATTTAAGGTTCTCCTTATCTATACTTTGTTTCCTCAACAACAAACCTATTCCCCCGCTTCCTGCCGATAACCATTATCTTAATCAACTTATCATCCGCTAAATATCCCAATTCCTTTGGGCAGATAGATAACGGTATTGATATAGAGTTGTCAGACTCTTCTTCTGTTTCCGGTTCTTCGGCAACGTCCGGCACTTCAATAAATTCTTCATCGTTGATAGTTTCGCTTATGTGACTGTCCTTGCCTGCCTCTTTCTTACATAGTCGGCAATGAAGGAGAAACTTACTTACGCTATCGAAATCAGTTTCCGGTTTTCCGCATACCTTACACTTTCTCACGAATAAAACCCCTTTTCTTCCTCTCTTGCGTTGCGTTCCTCGGCAGTTTCTACCTGTTTTACATCGTCCTCATGCGTACCTTCGGGGTATTCAAGGGGAATGTCAACGCCCTCTAGGGATAGGACTGCTCGCATAAGTTTAAGTTGTGTATCGACAAGAGTTTTGATTGTGTCGGCATCCACTTCGGTAGGGTCATTAATAAACGATATTTTACCAACTTCATTGCTCATGTCGGTAATGTTCAAGAAAGGGAAAGTAGCTAAAGAAACAACAACTTGATGTAAAGCATCAATCTGATCGTCAAGTACCTTTTTATATTTAAGAATATCTACCATTATAGGTTCTCCCTTCAATCAGAAAATCAACTCCATACCTAGGTACATAGTATTTTTCAAACATATTCTTATCTTTTAACCAGATAACTTCTTCCGGTCTAGTAGGTTTTTTGTAAAAACCAACAAATTCTTCATATTCTTCTGGAGTTATACTAGAATCGTTATATCCACACTGTATACGAGTAATTAAATAAGACCAATCATCGCAATCAATAACTGGGCCAATATTACCCGAAGTAACACGCCTAACAAATACTCTCTTTCCTAAAGATTTTTGATATTCAATTTCATCTATAACCATTTTTATGTGAGCAGGAACTAGTTCATCTACATGGTAAACCATTTTTAACTTATCAAGAGTTCTGTACTTTCTTCCTGGTTTCCATAATGCTGTTATCATTTTTATAGCATTTTCACATCCAAGAGCAACATCCAGTACGTGAGATTGCGGCATTGATAATAAATAATTCCTAAATTCTTGCAATGTTTTCATTTGAGTTTTCTCCTTCTGGATTATTGAATATAATCGTACTTATATCTTGTGGATTAGACATATCTATACCAACAAAATATTGTGATATGCGATAAATAGCATCAATTAGAGTCTGCATCTTTTTCACTTTCTCTAATGCGCTATTACAATCACCGAGGTCAATTCCTCGTACTTGCTTACCTAATGGTGCTTCTCCATTAAGTTCTCCGTCAGCACCATAAAATTTTACGACCATTGTTATTTGAGAAACCTTTTCCGCATTTTCAAATACATGATCCATTATAGGTTATCCCTTATAGAAGTATTAGATTTTTCTTCTAAACCTTCAATTTTTTGAAATGTTATTGAACTGTACTCAATCCCGATTAACTCCTGCATTTTCCAATAAACAGCCCTTGTGATTTCTTGAATTGCTTTTACTTTCTCCTGTAAATTTTTGTAATTACTTAATCTCATTCCTTTTACATATGTTTTTAATGGTACTTCTTCTCCTGTCTTATCGTCAAAGGTATAAGTAGATACCTTTGCACCTATACAAACAATACTGTCATCTTGCATATTTTAAGTCCTCCCTTTTTAATGTTACATTCCGTAGAATCCCGGTAATCCTTCTTGTTCCTCATCGTCCTCATCTTCTGCCCATTGTTCCATTGACTGAGCATTCAACCTTCTGCCCTTATCTTGACCAGGGAGAAAGGGAATGCTGTCGTTATTCTTAAAGGCAGTAGTCATATGAATATGTACTCCGATAGCACACATTATAATTACATCATCATGCTGCCCACCCCTTGCCGCTTCTTTTCCGTTTGGGTGTCGGACAAAATTCATCGCTTCATCAACAAAGCGTTTCCAATAACACTCGAATACTCCTTCACGCACAACCTTTTTAATGGCATCAACGATTAACGGACGAGTCTTAGGAGTTGTATACCATCCTAGCTTCTGCCTTGTTTGGTCGCTGCGCTTATCGTAAACTTGCGTTCTGTATATATCATAGTAAACACGTTTAAGGTGACTGATTGTAGTTAGACCATGATTATTGCCCTCCGGTACTAGCATAGGCAGACCGTAGTATACGGCTAGTCTGTGCATATAGTCGGCTAAAACGTCCGGTTCAACGTGTCCATGATAGACAGCATCTAACCTTAATCTATGCCGGTTAACAACGCCCACAGCATCGAAGTCGCCATGCTCTAAACCTTCGGCAACGTCAGCAGGTATTAGATATTCCGCGCCCTTCTCAGGATGGAACCATATCTCGTATTCGCCCTTTTCTTCGGGTTGCCAATAGACTTGTACCTTTGCCGGACTTGTCCATATGAGGTTTCCACGCTCGCCGGGATAGCAGTTCTTCTGCATTTCAGCTATTCTGCCGATATTAAAAGAACATTTACCGGGCATAATAAAACGCCCATATTTCCGCGCTTCTAACTCCGCCTCATCCATAGACGCTTCAAGGCGTTTCTTTTCATTTGCTGATAAATAAGGGTTATCGTTCCATTCAACCATTATCAAGAATATTTCATCGTCACGTTTTTCAATAGGTTTCGAGTCATTAAGATAGATGTCGTTATATACCCATGTCATACCTTGTAGCGGAGTCATTGTTCCAAATAAATCACCCTCGGTATCCATAAGGCGCATCATTATTTCCGTGTATATATCCTTGGGACTTTCTTCGTCAAGCCACGCCCAATGCTGAGATGAACCTTGAAACTTCTCTCTGCCTTGGTCGTAGGACTTAAATCCGATAATCCCACCCCCGACAAGGCGTATAGTGTCGATAATGCCTGTACTGCGGTAGGTTATCTTTTTAATCTCCCTTAATGGCAATAATCCAGGTATTCCGGTTTCAACATCACCCAATATTTTCTTTTGAGTAACGTCCCTTTGTACCTCGAAGGATACTGAACATACCCAACCACGGGTAGGTTTTCCGCCAAAACGAGTTATCAGAGGTTCGTACTTCTCTCTTAAATCATCCGGCCAATCTATAAGATAAGGGCGTATTCTCTCACCTAATGCAAGGAATACTGCCCTAATTGCGCCAGATTCCGTTTTTCCTGTACGATTCCCACCCAGTATCCAGCTATTCCTTTTATTGGATAATAGAAACTTTTCTTGCTTATCGTAGGGCCGGATAAAACGAATATGTTCTTCTTTTTGCCGCCGTTCTAGTTCATTAATAAACCGTAACGCTTCTTTTTCCTTTGCTGTTAGTTTTGCCATGTTGTCACCTAAACGCTATGCAGTAGCCAACGTACCTTCCAACTGAACCATAAACGCCGGTGGGTTAGCATTTGTGCCGTTAGTAATAGAAAACTTAACTATCTCACCTGCCGCCAATATCTTGTAGGTTGCGGATAATGCGCCTAAACTTGCCGCCGTACCGGATGCCGGAAACGCTGTTCCAGTATTGTATGTTTTGGTAACGATAGCACTTGAACCATTCTTAACCACGACAACGCAGGTATTAGAATCGTCAATACCTGCCGGTGCGCCCTGAGATAGTACTTTAATGTCGGTTAATGTTAGTGCGTAACCAGTAGGTATTACCAGTAGTGGTCTATCTGCTATGTCTGCATCTGCTGATAAATCCTCAATTTGATAGGAGAATATTTTAGCATTAGCAGCGTTTAGTTGCGCTGCGGTTATAGTGGAACTTGCTAGTTTATTTAACTCTGCAGCGGTTGCTGTAACCGAAGTTCCTGCAGCTGCACCTAGTTTTAAGTCTGCTACTGCCAATACATCTACGTTTTTATTGGTTCCTAAAACGAGTGCCTTACCTGCTACCGCTGTACCGGCAACTGATGTGTCGATTAAATTAAGTTCTGCTGCCGATGCGGTTACTGCTGTACCGGATTGATATAGCACACCTGTTGGACCTGCTACCTGTACCTCTGCACCTTCTGGACCGGCGAATAATCCTTCTTCGCCGGATGGTTTGCCGATGTGTGTATATTCTTTTGCCATTGATTGTTCCTCCTTAGAATGTTAATTTATTATCCTTAAGTACCTGATATAATCCTGCTTCGAGTGCCGTTATTTGCCGATGTTCTAAATTAATTTCAAGACTTTGATTAATTGCCTCAATTATCTCATGCAGAAAAGTTGATTCAATCTGACTTTGAGTTTTATTTTTATTTACTCGGATAGTATTGGTGTTTGGATTCATGCTACCATAATTGCTTGTTTCGTTATCGTCAAGCATAATGACTTTGAAATCATGCCCAAGGATTTTAAGGCTATTTGGTATTTTAGGGCCAATCCATTCACATGCCAATCCTTCCGGAAATTTATGCTCAGAGCAATTCATGCACATTCTTTACACCGTCCTCGGTATTTTTATTTAACAGTCCCATTTATCCAGGGCTAATTTCTTCCTCGTTGGTCTGCCCTTTTCATCCTTCATAGGTCCCGGCATACCACCCATACGAGCACAGAAGGACTTTCTTCTTGCCGCTGATTTAGGTGATTTTTTAGCTTGTTCCTTAGATACGGGAGGTTTAAGATTACTGCCGGGGTTTTCTTTTTCGTAGGACTTACGACCTTTCTCTGTTAATCCTCCAGTTTTACTTTTCCCTTCTGCCCTAGTCCAAGCAGGAGTTTTAGGCATATTGTCACCACCTGTTTTAGTCTATAAATTTAGGTATCAATAAACCACTTTCCGTTTCCTCTACATATATATCTATATCATTTACAACATCATCAACGGTAACAGACTTAGTTATCTTTGGACTACTATCACAACTTGTATCAGACTCCATATTGATATACTCGTATTCGGAGAATCCTTCGCACAATAATTCATCTTGCCTACCATATACTCCATCTACATATAGATTGCCGTTACTCTCCGAACAATGATCATCTGACCATGCAAACCAATCATGTCCTTCATGTTCAATAAGACATTTATGGAAATTTTGATTCTTAGACAAACTCTTGTTTTCACCATCTAAGGCATCGTATTCTTTAATTGTTCCTACATGATCAAGCCAACTTAAATATGAACCATATCCAAGATAATAAGTCTTTTTGCAGTCAACACAGGTGAAATTTCCACTCCTACCCATACACTACACCCCTGTTCTCAGTGGTCTCGGAATTTATAGAGAAATTTTTAAAAATTTTAGGTTGCCGGAAAAATGGTTTTTCTAATCTGAAATGGGGATGGGGTGGTACTGTAATTCCGCTATCCTTAACTCTATGTCATTCTTAATAATGTTCATTGCATCATCGAATCTGCCGTTAACAATAACCTCTCTGCCGATAGATATGTTAATATCGTACCTGTCGGATGACTGGTTCTTAGATGCAGTAACCTTAATAAAGTCAGATAGGTATAGTTCATTTGTAGGTTTCTGGGAATATAGTTCGTTGACATACTTATCAAACGACTTCTTTATTTCGGGAGATAGTTCTTTTTGCCAGTTAGATGATGTTAGCACATTGACACCTCCGTTCTCGGTTGATGGATAATGGATGTTTTAATATGAATGATATAGATTGTTGATAAAATTTATAAATTGGTGTGATCTGTGTTGGTACTATATATACTAATGCAACCCCACCCCCGGTACCGATTGTCTCATAGGGGGGGTGATCGCACAGGCACAGCTACAGGGCCGGCGCACAGGCCAGCACAATGGTACAATGTAGGTTAACAACCCTAGGGTTGCGACTACTACAAATAATGGTAGATTGTCTTTTTGGGGTGGACTACTGCCGGTTTTATTATTGACAGCTTCAAGAAACCCAGTAAACACAAGGCCTACAGCGTTTTAGGTAGTTAACATAATATTTATTATCGGTACTTAGTTATTCTCCTAATACTTCCTTGGCTTTTCGGGCTAATTCTGCAGAAGTGAGTTCCAACTCCACAGGGCCGCCGTCTTTGCCGGTCAGCTGAAGTTGTTGTGTATCGCTCCAGCCGTGGTTTTTCATCCAAAAAATAGCTCCGGCAGGATTCTTGCCGGAAAACAAGCTAGACTCCACAAAACGCTCTACTTTTGCCTTTGCCTTTTTAAGAACGTGTGAAAACTCTTCTACTTCGGACCAATCAATCAGTCCTCGTCTATCCGTCCCAATCGCCAAAGCTAATCCTGTAATTGTTAAAGGTTCGCCCTTTTCTTCACACTCAGCAAAATAAGCATCTATTAAAGGTTGCATTTCTTCGCCGCTCTTATATTTTCTCGGTCTACCTCCTGGCATAACTTCACCTCATCTCAATACTTCTACAAACAAAAAAACTCAGCTCTACCCACAAAGCAGGCAAAACTCAATTCTCAATCAAGCCGAGATAATCATGTTGCAGGTGTTTTGTACCTGCAAGTTATCCCTTAGCCATATACGACCGGTTAACGTAATAATGACTACCCTTTTTAAACATCACACCGGTATTAATCAACGGATTAACTCTGTTGTAAGCATTTCGCTTAGTCTCTCCGATTTTTTCAGCTATATCATTAATTGTTAATTTCTCCTTAGTTTTCCGGTCTATTAGTGCACCGCTATGCCAATCAATTAAAGGCGCAACCGATATTAAAAAACCTATATCGTTATAACTGAGTCTGTCAGCTAATTCCATTAGTTTTTCGTTATACAGTTTAACGTATGTAGGTTTATTTGTGCTTCTTTTTTTTGGAGGGTTTTTATTCTCTCCTTTTTTATGCCAAAAACCGTAATATTCGTGTTCTATCTCCGCATCTCTAATGTGAATGTATTCAGATTGCTTGTCCGGCGCTTCTTCCCTCGTAAATATAGCTTGTGCGGTTGTAGCGTTTACACCTAACGGAAATATACCGTTTTCCGGTTTATTATGCCAGACTTCAGCTATCATTTCCCCTGTTTCCGGATCTATAACTTGTCTGCGCTTTCTGCCATAACCAAAGTCATCATCCAGTATCAAGCATCTTTTAATCAAACAAAAATCAACTCACTTTTTCGATATATATAATAGCAAATCACACCTTAAAACCGCAAAACCTTGATATTGCTGGGCTAAAGCCTATTTTAGTTGTGAACGAATCG